TCAGGGAGCACAAGGTGCTAAAGGATCTCAAGGAGCACAAGGAGCACAAGGAGCACAAGGAGCACAAGGAGCCCAAGGAGCACAAGGAGCACAAGGTGCTAAAGGTTCCCAAGGAGCACAAGGAGCTCAAGGATCAGCTGGACCTTCTTCCCTCCCGTGTGAGTATAACTGTGATCCTACACCAGAGGGTAATCCATTCTTTTACTATGGACTCAATGGTGATAATTACCTGGGACAGCCTCACACGTGGTTTCAAGTCCTTTGTTCAACTAACGAGACAAACTATTTAATCCCCGGATACCTCTGTGGCTAACAATCTGATCCTATGATTGATGTAAATAATACTCCAATCCAAAATATGTCCCTTCTGGATCTTGCTATGCAGGTTACTGGGAGAAGGGATATAAAGAGTATTGATCTTATTGAAAATGGCGAAATCGTAGCCACTGAAAGCTTTTATGTGGATGATTTGGATCTATTGCCTAGTGTTCCCTTTTCCCTATCTGATGTAGTAGAAACCTCTGATACTATTTCTTATCCAAGCAAGGATTTTATTGAGAGTGTATACGTTAAAAAGTTTCCTGGTTTGGTATAATTCCCGAAAACATTTGGGTGTTAGTGTCTATAATGGTAAACCATTATTGTAGATACTTATGAAGGTTCAGACTATTATTATCGATGAATTTTACAAGAATCCTAATGATGTTAGGGCCTTTGCTCTTGCCCAGGATTTCAGTGTGCATGGAAACTACCCTGGACAAAGAACGGCCTCATTCCTTGCGGAAAATGTCAAAAATTCTATCCAAGAAATTATTAGACCCTATGGTGGTGAAGTAACTTGGTGGGGTGACGATTCTACAGGTTCTTTCCAATATACTCTTGCTTCTGATAGATCCTGGATTCATAGCGACGACACTACAGACTGGGCTGGAGTTCTTTATCTAACTCCAGATGCTCCACTTTCTGCTGGTACTGGTCTATTTAAACACAAAGAAACCGGCTTAAGACGATGGAGAAATTCCGAGCATCCGGAGGACGTTGTAAATAGTGCTCCAGTAAATATAGAGTCCCAGGATATGACTAAATGGGAGATGGTTGATAGGATTGGTAATGTTTATAATAGATTGGTTATTTATAGAGGGGACCTTTTCCACGTATCACTTGATTACTTTGGACAGAATAAGGAAGACGGTAGGCTTTTCCAAGTTTTCTTTTTCAACACCGAGAAATAAATGCTCATAGTTAGAAGACCCACTGCATTAATTTTTGGCTGGGATAAGAGTGGTAGTAAATACGAATTTATTTCTACTACATATTCGGCAAACGAGAATAATATGTATTGGGTTGATCTTATTCCAATAGAGGGTGGTTTAGATTATCAATCTCTTTCAGACCTTGAGAGGGAGTATAAGGCTGATGTAATTATGGTTTTTGGTAGGGGCGAGAAAAAGATTCATCCCTTTTTTGATTTTAAAACAATTTTTTTACCTGAAATAATACCAGATGATGACTTAGCAAATATTGTTGCTAAGGCTTATGTTGAAAATCACGCAACCCCATATAGGCCTCAATTTTCTGTTTTCACCCCAGCTTATATGACTGGGGATAGAATTAAAAGAACTTATGAAGGATTAAAAAATCAATCCTTTCAAGATTGGGAGTGGGTTGTTGTTGATGATTCTCCACAGGATCATTACGAACTTTGGAATACATTAAATGAATTATCGGATAGTGATTTTAGGGTCAAACCATACAGGATTAACCCAAACACAAAAGGAAGGGTTGGGCTGGCAAAAAATAGAGCTTGCTCGCTTGCTTCTGGTCTATGGTTGGTAGAACTTGATCATGATGATTACCTACTAGAGCAATGTCTACAAAGACTTTTTGATGCTAGCAAAAAATTCCCCGACGCTGGTTTTATTTACAGTGATGTGACTGAAATGAGGGAGGATGGAAAATTCATTATGTTCGATGAAAGGGTCGACTGGGATTTTTATGGCACCCCTGGTAATAATTTTAATTTTGGCTATTCCGGTCACAGCTGGGTTGATGTAAAAGGTAAAAAATACCTACGACACCACTACCCTTCAGTTAATCCAATTACCATAAGATTCAATATTTCTATGCCTAATCATGTTCGTGCATGGAGAAGTGACGTATATTATAAGATTGGTGGCCACCGAGGATCCTTACCTCTTGCAGATGACTTTGAGTTAATTATAAGAACATTTTTGGAAACGAGAATTGTCCATATCAAAGAGTTGCTCTATATACAATATAGTAACCAAAGAAGCACCATGAATTATAATTCTTTCGAGATCAACAGAATTGCCAGGATTATTAAGGAAAAGTACAATAAGGCTATTCACGAAAGAATCGTTGAATTAGGCTTCCATGATTGGGAATGGGATGAAAAAAATGAAACGAATTATCACCAAGAAGCTTTTATGCAAAATGACTTAAGCGATATGAGATTCTGGGAGGAAGAACAGGTTTTAAATTATGAATATGAACAATAAGAGAACCAAAATATGTATGAATGCCATGGTAGCAAACGAATCCAAGGTCATACTAAGAATGCTGGAATCTTGCTATCAATACATTGACTATTGGGTCGTACAGGATAATGGGTCTACTGATGGAACACAAGATCTAATTCGCAACTTCTTTGCAGAAAAGGGAATTCCAGGTTATCTTTACGAGACTGAATGGCATTATCCTGGCTATAACAGAGATCATGCTTTGCAGGAATGTTTAAAAGCCGATCACGGGTGCGATTGGATTCTAAGGATGGATGCTGATGAGCAACTTGTTGTTGATGATGATTTTGATTGGGAGGTATTAAACGATACTTCAATCCAGAGCTTTAATATTACTGCCCAAGACCCAGGTGGGATTTATTTTAGGACTTGGTTGTGGAATGCTAAACTTGACTGGTATTTTAGACACGATAAAAGACATGAGATAATCTTTTTGCCAGGTGCTGGTGAAAATGAGGATCAGTTCCAGATCGTAAATCTTCCTAGAGGTTTTAGACACATCATTACAAATGATGGACAAACCTGGGATGCTTCGTTTAAGTTCTTAAAGGATGCTTTAGAACTTGAAGCTGATCAGGTTTGTACTGGAAAAATATTAGAGGATGACTACCATTTATTTTACATTGGTAAAAGTTATTCCGACACCTACGAGGATCATAGATTTCCCTTTGGTAAAAATCACGGAGATGAATATGCTCGAAGAACTATATACTACCTAGAGCATTACGCTACTCGAAGGTTCCCTAGCTATGCTGATAGCTCTGATCCTGGTCATTGGGACGAGATGACTTATTATGCTATAGTACTCATAGCAAAAGCTCATCGATTTATTGGTAATCGGGAAATTGCATACCAAAAATTGGATGAGGCAGATTGGTATTGCCCATTTAGAAACGAGCATTTGGTTGTAAAAGCTGAAATGCTTAATGAGGATGAAAGAAACCAAGAGATGTATGATATAACATCAAGACTTATGGGGGATGACAGACTTTGTCCTTTCCCCGATTGGCATTTTTTACTTTGGACTGGTTGCTACAAGGATACCGGGGACTATGTTCAGTTTTTACACAATATTGCTATGGAAAAGCTTGGACTAATAGATAAAAAAACTGAGGAAAATGATGTATCTAACTTTGCATCGTTTCCTGGAGAAATCTAATAAAAGAAAAATGGAAAACAATTTAAAAATTACACCTGAAGAGTTAGAAAAAATTAACTCCTTGAGAAGAGAGATAGCTACTAACGTTGAAAACATCGGACGGTTCAATATCAAGAAGCACTTTCTGGTGAAGGATCTTGAGTCTGTTGATCTTGAGATTTTTAATCTTTATCAAAAATCTGAAGATCTTGATAAACAGGAGAAAGATATAATTGACCAGATTGTTGGAAAATACGGCGAAGGACAGCTTAATTTCGAAACGGGAGAGTACACTGTAGAATGATGAAAGAAATCGAGGCACTCCGAAAAACTAAATATGAATTAATTAGAACTATTAATTCAATCCAAGAAACCCTTGACGAGAAGACTGGGGGTAAGCCTCGTATTCTTTTTGTTGCTCCCCATTTATCTACTGGTGGAATGCCTCAGTACCTCTATAAAAAGATAGAAGCATTTAATAATGATGCTGAAGTATATTGTATACAGTACAATAATACGTCCGAGGAGTATGTAGTACAAAGGGATCGAATTAAGGAAAAGATAGGTTCAAAGTTCTATTGCTTGGGAAGTAATAAATGGCAGATTATCGATTTAATCGAAGAGATTTGCCCTGATGTGATACATTTTGATGATTTTGTTGAATTTTTTATTGACGGTGAAATCATTGAAAAAATCTACGATCCTAAAAGACCTTATTTCATTGCTGAAACCTGTCACAGTTCAAACATATCAACAAGGGATAAGGTTTATTGCCCAGATAAGTTAATCATGGTTAATGAATGGATGTGTGATAAGTTTGAGGACTTAGGAATTCCTTTGGATATTTTAGAATATCCGATAGAAGATCATAAAAGACCAGAGAGGGATAAGTCGTTGATCTCTTTGGGACTTGATCCTACTAAAAAACATATCATCAATATAGGTCTTTTTACCCCTGGTAAAAACCAAGGGGAATTAATGGAATATGCTAGAGCTCTACTTAATTATCCTGTACAATTCCATTTCATAGGAAACACTGCTCCTAATTTCCAACATTATTGGCAACCTCTGTTGGAGAATTTACCAGAGAATTGTAAAATCTGGGGAGAGAGGGATGATACCGACGATTTTTATAAAGCTGCGGACCTTTTCGTCTTTACTTCAAATTGGGAGCTTAATCCAATCGTTATTAAAGAAACATTATCCTGGAAGCTTCCTATTCTAATGAGAAGACTTGAACCGTACAAGGATACCTATGACCAAAATCCTCTTGTAAGCTATTTAACACCAAGTGGAGTTTTCGAGGATCGTGATGCTAATATTTTAAAAATTAAAGAAATACTTGAGTTAGATGAAAAATAGGGGTATCAAGGTTTATGAGAATATGGTTAAGTCTAAGTCGGTTAGGTTTAGACATCCATATACTTTTGATTTTTATTTCGATTACGGACCAAAGGCTGATTGTATAGGACCAAGTAATACAAAACCGTGTACCATAAAGTTTAAGGATCTGGACAAGAACTCTTATGCCTACACCGGTGAGACTTCTTCCGGATTGTTCACCCAACTTTTTAGAAAATGGTACACCAATTGGAAGTTTGAAGCATATGACGGTGAGGAGTTGATCCAAGAGGGTACTTTGGGTGATATGATGACTGGCGGGAAGGTTGGAATATCGATCGATAGTAGCTCCTTAGGTGATACCCTCGCATGGATGCCTGTAATAGAAAAATTTAGGGTAAAATATAACTGTGACCTATATGTGACAAGTTTTTGGAACGAGCTTCTTTCACTATATTATCCTAATATAAGATTCTTCCAACCTGGATATCGTGAGCCTAAATCCGTAGCAATATTTGGTGTTGGATGGTATGAAGAGACTGATCGGGATAGACATAAAAGAGATCCTAGATCTATTTCTTTACAAGAGGTTGCTGGGGATATACTAGGAATAGAGATGGATGGGGATATTCTAAACGAGACTGTTCCTGATTTAATAGCTAATTCCAAACCAACCATAGATGGTAAATATGTCTGTATCGCTATGGATTCAACAGCTAATGCCAAACATTGGCACTATCCTGGTGGATGGCAGGAAATCGTCGATTACTTAAACCATATTGGATATAAAGTGGTTGTAGTCCAAAAGCAACCTTCTGGTCTTGAGAATGTCATAAATAAAACTGGTGACATCGATATCATCCAAAGGGCTATTGACATTTACCATGCTGATTTCTTTGTTGGGATTGGAAGCGGATTGAGCTGGTTGGCTTGGTCCTTGCATAAACCCGTGGTAATGATATCTGGATTTTCCGATCCTAAGTGTGAGTTCCAAACTAAAAACTATAGAGTTATAGAAAGGGATGTTTGTCATGGTTGTTTTAGTGATCCTTCGATCAAGTTTGATAAAGGGGACTGGAATTGGTGTCCTAGGCTAAAGGATACAGATCGGATGTTTGAGTGTACCAAATCTATTACACCATCCACGGTGGTAGATCACATACAGAATCTTATTAAGGACAACCTTTCCTAACCTCTTTTATTCTACAGATATATAAAAGGAAGCTAGTAGAAGCTTCGCTGAATAATATCTTGTAGATAATGGCTTTTTACCCAGAAAATAGATTTCCAAAAAAAGGTTCTCCGGTTTACGACGGTAACGGGGATCAAAGGAACCTTTCGGATCCACGATTCAGATATCAAGATGAATTGGAAAATACCACAAAGGTTTTCCATCAAAGTACGGATAACTATTTTGGAACTACTGGTGCTGCAATGGCCAGGGCTGAACAATTAGGTTGTAATGGGTATCACACTGCACTTGCTGATGATGGAGTTTATTACTATCTTCCATGTTCTGATGCTACTTGGTATGCTGAAAGAATGGAGCAGTTTGAAAGTGCCCTTAATTTTACCTACATTGGAAATTATAGGGTTCTTACTTGGGATTCCCCGTTTAAATACGTTCAATCGTTTAACGGGTGGCTGATAGAAACAGCTGGAGCGGTTCTTAACGACCCTGTTAAGCTAGGAGATCCTTCTGCTGCAACACCAAATGATATTGCTATCGATTTTAGATATTCCGTAGATGGGCAGAGCTGGTCTCTATGGGCAAATGTTGGTACAGCATTAACTGGATTTTCACAAGGGTACACATCTAATAACGATTCAACTATATTTTCTATACCCCTAGATCCAGCTAAACCCTTTTATCCTGAGTTTAGATTTACCTCTGTAGTTGTTAACCCTGATGGAAGTTTAGCATATGAAAGCCAAGAACCTATAGATCCTTCCGTAGTAATTCTGGACTTTCAGCTCGAATTAACATACGCTACTGGTCCTAGTGGTCCTTCTGGTGCTATTGATACCTTGGTGATAAACAGACCAGTTCCTAACTGCTCAAATGAAAAATCAAATAGACCTGTAGTTTTTGATGACTGTAACTACACTTTTGATCCTTACGCTATCAATAAAGCTGTTAACCTTTATAAGGATTTAAGTTTAGTAGTCAATAAGGTATTTGGTTTTGAAACCAACTATTATTCTGTGCAGCCACAAGCCAGAGGTAAAGACGTTGTATTGAAAGAGTACACCTTATTCGATGTTGTCGATGAGCAATGTGTAAAGGTAATGGTACCTTCGAACCAATTCCCAGATAACCGGGTTAATTACGATCCTTTTGGGATTCAATTTGACGAGCCTTTCGAGATACACATAGACAAAACTTATTTTGAGAGTATTTTTGGTAGGGGATCACAGCCAAGAAAAAGGGACATCATTTATTTCCCTCTAACAAACAGGATATATGAGATCAATTCGACGTATCTGTTTAGGGACTTCATGTATTCCCCTGTTTACTATAAAATAGAACTGAAGAAATACAGTCAGAAATCGAATACTTATTTCAAGGACCCTGCTTACAAGGAAGAATTAGACGGGATAGCACTAACTACCGAGAAGCTATTTGGTGCTGAGGTTGAAGCAGAGGAGCAAAAAATCTCTAAACCTAAGCAGTATAACGATAGTACACAAAGGAGACAAGAGGATCCAACTAGATCTTACATCTATGAAAAACTTCCTATTGTAGGGTATGACCTGAACAATAACTGGACAATAGTATTCAACAATTACTATGATATGTCCGATGCATTTGTTACCGACTCTGAGTTTGTATATCAGCCAAATAAATACAGGGAAGCTTTGAGATATAAGAGCAGTCCGTATTTAGCGGAAGAGGGTGAACTTTCATATACATGTTGGTTTAGTTTGAAAAACTATGTGAATGAAAACAGCTTAGCTAAAAAACCCTTTTCACCTGCACCAATAGTTAAGGTGTCTGAGGATGCTAACCAAATAGTTTATAATTCTCACCCGTATAAGCATAACTTATCCCCGTTCAGAAATTTCTCTGACAACCCTGAGGGATATGTAGCAATAAGTACCGATGCCAATCATTCGGGTGGATTCAAGGTACTTACAACCCCTGATGAATATAGATTCTCGGTTGCTAACCCAAACCTTCCATATGCAAAAAATACTGCGAATTGGAGGATGCAAAAGGCTCAGGCAAGGAATTTGATCGATGGAACCTATTTTGATATTAACAGCGAGTTAAAGGGATTAAGGATAGACCTGGTTCATTCTGGTTCAAACGATCCTGCAAACAATAACTATGTTCAGCAGGGTAGTGTTGAGATAATCTTAAACGATCTCACCTACGATTCTAGATTACAGTTTGTCCCTGAACAGGGTGAATGGTATGGACTTGTTGTGAATGTGAGTAACAAATACAGACAAATGGGAGTTAACATTTGGAAGATGTCTTATGATCCAACAAACCCTTCTCAGCAAAGCTCAGATCTCATAAAAGTTCACGAAGATTATAGAACACTAACGAAAGCTTACACTTTTGATGCACCGAGGGATATGGAGACTAATGTTAATAATCCTTTCTATGGTACTAACAATAACTCCTATAAAATCTATACCTCTCCATTACTTCTTTCCAATGTTAGATTATTTAAGAACATGATAGATATTGATAAGCAATCTATTGTTTTAAACCAGAATACTGTTAGGGACGAACAACTTGCTTATATTATAGATAACGCTAAACCTCAATTAATATTGCCTAAATTCGCAAGAAATAGGTAGATAAAAATCATTTATGCCTAGAAGAAAACCAAAACCGGAAAGGGTTGTCGAGGAAAAGATAAAGGAAAGCCTTGATTCAATTCTACAGGACGAGAACCTAGATTTTGATGCTGTTCAGCCGGACGAGCTTCCGAGGCTGAAAACTACCGAATTGATGAACTTTACAGAAGCAACCCAAACTACCGGGTCTGATGCTAAAGGTGTTCTTGATTCTATAGTTAAGTTTTATCTGGATGAGAATTTCATTGATCAAACAGATTATATCGAGTATAAGAAAAAGATAGACTCGATGAACCTTGCATCTATGATGCTTCAACTTAAGACGGCTCAGCATGCTATCACAAAACTCCTGGAAGAAATCGACCTAGGTAATGCTAATCCAAGAATGTTTGAGGTATTAGCTCAGCTTCAGTCTCAAATTATGCAAATGCCTAAGGACTATCAGACCTATGTCCAAAAGATGGAGGATGGTTATAAAGCCCTTGGTACACAGCTAGAGGATAAGAGTAATGCAGGATCGTTTCAACTAGAACCTGGTGAGGATGGAAAGAATGTTTACAATCCCTCATCAACAGAAACTGGAGGAATCAAGGTAAGGGGTACAAAAGGTCTTATGGAAGGACTAAGAGATATCATTGGTGCTGAAATAGAGGACGTAAGGGTTGAAGACGTTGATGACAATGCTGTAGTTAATGCTAAGAAGAAAGCTGAAATAGACGCTAGCAGGAATATCTCTCTCGATGACGAAGATGCTGACTTAGAAGTCGAGGACGATTTATTTGATTAATATGGAAGAAAAGGAATCAAATTATTGGAGTACCAAAAAAATAGACGAGCTTCTTTTTAAGGTAGAGGAGGAAGGACTTGATTACAAATCTGTAGATAATCCTTTCCATGACGGAGATCCTGAATTGAAAAGAGCAAACCTACTTTACGAATATACCCAGGATGAAATCCTAGAGATGGAAAGGTGCGCTAAGGATGTGGTATACTTTTCCCAATATTGTAGGGTAATGACCGATGATGGTTTATTTTATGTAAAGTTAAGGGATTATCAAGAATCGGTATTAAGAGAATACCAGGCTAGTAGATTTAATATTTTCCTGGCACCTAGACAGGTTGGTAAATCTATTACTTCAGCTATTGTCTTAGTGTGGTATCTTCTTTTTAACCATGATAAAAATGCAATGATTCTAGCTAACGTTGGATCTACTGCAGAGGAGCTAATGGATAAGATCAAGGCTATAGTTCGGGGTCTTCCTTGGTTTTTAAAACCAGGAATGGTTGTAAACAATGTAATGTCTATGAAGTTTGACAACGGGTGTAGAGCAATTGCAAAAACCACTACAAAAACATCCGCAATTGGATTTACTATTCACTTCCTTTATATGGATGAGTTTGCACACATTCATCCGAACTTTATTGAGTCTTTCTTTAGATCTACTTATCCTACTGTTTCTTCCTCTAAGGTCTCTAGAATTATTATCACATCCACACCAAATGGAATGAATAAATTCTATGAGATATACAGGGATGCAGTAAATGGCGATAACAGCTTCAACCCCATTAGGGTTGATTGGTGGCAAGTTCCTGGTAGGGATGAAGAATGGAAGAAAAAGGAAATTTCGAACTTAGGATCCCAGGAATTGTTCAATCAGGAATACGGAAATCAATTTTTAAGCTCTTCCACTCTTTTGTTAGGATCTAATGAGCTTAAAAAAATAAAAGCCAATGAGGTAGAATATGAGTGGAGAGAAATTGATATAATGGAAGATCTTGGTTTACCCTATGACAACTTTAGGTGGCATCCAAAATTCCAGCTGAATGATGATACCTTACAAAGAAATAGGTTTGTACTTTCTGTAGATCTTGCCGGTGGTGGAAAAGGTGATTTCACTGTACTTAATATTTTCAAAGTAGTTCCGTTGCCAAAAAAAGTCATAGAAGTTATGGACGATTTCCAGGATGAATCTGATTTCTTCGGCCTTTTGCAGGTTGGTATTTATAGGGACAATGAAATAGAAGTTGAGGATTTCAAAAAGATTCTGGAATCTGTAGTAGTAAAGTTGTTTAACCCGGAGAACGTAAGGGTTTTATTGGAAATAAACTTTAAGGGAGAGCTGCTGATTGATAAACTAACAAGCAATGACGAATTTCCTATGGAAATCTTCGTACATACTAAACACACAGAATCCGCAAGGATGAGAAAACCTGGTATTAAGTATAACGAGAAGAATAAGATGAAATATTGTGAGATTCTTAGATCTCAGATGAGACTAAATAGGGTAATAGTAAACGAGTCTTCTTGGACTATACCTGAATTATTTTCTTTTGGTCTTAATGGTAGGGGAACTTATTCTAGTCAATCGGGTCATGATGACGTGGCTATGAGTATAGTTAATTTATCTGGGATGTTTGAGTCTTCTGATTTTTATGAGCTTGTTGGTGAATTGTATGATGATCTTGGTGAATCCGCTTATAGAGATTTGATTGATATTAAGCTAGAAGAAATGAGCGGGGAAGGCGATGTCACAAAAGAGGGAGGATTCTATAGTTCTTTCAGCCAATTGCTCTAATAAGTTTACAAGCCTTGATATATAGTATTACTATCCGAGGAGCATACAAAAATGCTCGTTTCGGTTTAGATATATAGTAGGCAAAAATATCTCTTGTACAATAATGGCAAAGAAAATCAAACTGGATTTATCCCAATTTAAAGCATCAGGAGTCTATACGCTGGAATTTGACGCATCGGAAAATGTAATTCTAACGTCACAGACTATCCGACTGGTGGTGGGATTTTCTAATAAAGGACCTTTTAATGCTCCTGTGTATTTACCGGATGTAACTACAGCAGTAGCAGTTTTTGGAGAAATAGATAAAACATTAGAGGCTAAAGGATCATACTTCCACAGATCAATATTCGCTTGTTTAAATACTGGCCCGGTGTTCGCACTTAACCTCTTAAGCTTAAATGATAACGTTGACAGCCCAACTGCTGACGTGGTAAATTATTTTGGATATTCTATTGATACTGAGCAATCTAATGGTGTATTGACTTCAAGATTGTATTCGTCCTTCTATAATAAAGAGAGATTTTGGTTTGCCGACACTAACTATTTCTTAGCAACCCTTTCAGCGGTCGACACTGGTAGATTATTCAACCTAGTTAATCTTGGAAAGGAAGCTTTAAGTGTCATCGTTAGGAAATCTACCGATGCTAACCCACCATTACAAGGTTTTGATGTTTTTGCACTTGATTGGTATGGAGCAGACAACGTTCCAAGTTTTATGCATCCTTATGATTATATCTCTGATTACTTCATAGACGTAATATCAGTATCTGGTGATTGGACCGATTATGAGACACTCTCGTTAGATCCTAAATGGAGTTCTTACTTTACCAGGAATGGTTTTATAAAAAGTCAGATTAACAACTTCCTTTCGCAGCCAGATGTAAACATTTTAACATCTACTACAGGGTGTTTAATCCCAGATTTCGTGGATTTGAATGGAAATAACCAGTATATCCAAACCCTCATAAACAACAATACACCTTCTACAGGTCTATTCTGTGCAGTTGATGAGGATGCTATGGATGATATCTGTACTAATCCATATAAGATCGATCTTGTTGGGCACCACTTAATTGATGAGCTTACTGCTGATAGAGATATAGTTGATGCAAGATTAAATTTCTTGAGCTATGATCAGAACTTAACTGCTGATTACCTATACACAAAGAATACTAACACCTTAGTAGACAACGCTACTGGTCCTTCTGGATCTACCCCAGATTCTATCAGAACTGGATCTTTATTTAGCTACTATTCTGCAACTGGTGCTACTGCTGGTGTTGAAGCTTCTGAGTTTGATGCTTATGATTCAAGTCTTAAGTATGGTGGTTTACACTACCTCGTAACTAAAGGAGGTACTGCTGGAACCTTAACTTCAACGCAGAAAACTGAACTTAGAGAGTTTGCAACTCCTTCTGCCACAAGCAGCCCATACATCTTGGGTAAAGTGACCGGACTAAGTGGTTTAACTGGTTCCCTTATAAATCAATTCTCTGAGGGAGATCTTGTTAAACTAAGGATTGCCGGAATAACACAAACTTCTGGAAATCTATTATTTACCTGGACACACCCGCTCGATACTACTTCATATGCAGCTCAAGGCGTATCTGTAGTACCTTATTCAGATATGGTTGGTGCTACTGCATCCCCTTACATTGGTGCTACCGGATATTACCAATTCGTTGCTTCAGATTTTCTTGATATAACTCAGGTTAATCCAGCAACCGGAGGTACAGCAGGAACCCCTAATAATGTACTTACTGGCCAACTTTCTACAAACTTCTACCAAGACCTTTTATATGGTGAATTGGAAGACGGAGATCAGATTTGGTTAAATGACACAGGAAGTTCTGTTAACTACCTTTCATACCAATCTACTGTTGATAGAGATCAATACCAAGTTTCTTATGCTAGAACCTTTAATAATATCTCTAGACAAAGCCCAGACCAGTTAACAAACTACCCTGCATTTGGTACTGTGTATGCATCTGACAATATTGGTGCTCCTGTAAGTTCTGATAGAACTGATATTATTTCATCGGTTGGATCGATCAACCAGTTTATTAGCGTGGTAACCCAAATTGATCCTACAAACTTTACAATATCATCTACTCCTTCATCCCCTATATCAGTTGGTGATTTGGTAGTATCTACGGATCTTGATATTTGTGAAACGGTCGGAAGTAATAGACAAAACAGATTGACAAAGGTAACTGCAGTCGCTCAAACTACTACTGCTAATGTAGTTCAGGTGACTACTGCTAGGCCAGTTTACTACTATGCTGGAAGCCCAATCCAAGTACAGAAGTTTAAATCAATACCTCAATTTACAAGGTCTTTTGATTTTACTTACCTGCAAGGATTTACCATGAGAGATTCTCATAGGCCAAATGGAACTGATGCTAGAGTTTCTGAATTGCTTGATGTAATGTACAATACAAACATTGCAGCAACCCTTGCTGCTAAGGATGTTATCTCCTTCAGATACATTGTAGATACGTTTAGCGGTCAAATCCTACCTAACTCAAAATACCAGTTAAGTAAACTTGCAATGATGAGACAAAAGGCTTTGGCCCTTATCAATGCTCCTTCTATGAGTCAGTTTAGGGCATCAACAGATCCTAGGTTTACAGATGCACCTACACAAACTAACCCATATCCATCGCTGAAAGCACAATACATTGCAGAAGGTGGTAACCTTTCTCTGAATCCTTCTTACACATTCAGTTTACCAACGGAGGATCAGGGTGCTAAGTACGCAGCTTTCTATACTCCTTATTTGACATTAAGGGAAAACAATAGAAATATAAACGTACCTCCAGCAGCTTACATCTCTAACAACTTTGTGAGGAAGTTTGCTAATGGTGAGCCTTACAGCATTATTGCTGGTCAGAAAAGAGGGGTCATTTCGGGACAAAACTTAGTAGGGCTTGAATATGACTTTACCGACACAGATAGAGGCTGGTTAGAGCCAGTAGGTCTTAACCCTATTATTAAGAAGAGAGGCCTTGGCGTGGTTGTGTTTGGAAACCAAACAGCATACCAAACAGTTAACTCAGCATTTAATCTTGTACACGTTAGGGACCTTCTCATAAGTGTAGAGAACGATGTTGAAGAAATCATGGCTAACTACCTATTCGACTTCAACGAGGATTCAATTAGGCTAGAGATTAAGACTCTGGTAGATAATTATCTCGATGGAGTTAGAGCCGGTGGTGGTATTTATGCTTATCAGGTAATTATGGATTCTTCAAACAATCCTCCGTCAATCATCGACCAGAACATTGGTATAATTGATGTGATTATAGAACCTGCTAGAGGTATCCAGAAGTTCATTAACAGAATTACTGTTACTAGAACTGGTGGTATCGCTGCTGGAGGCTTTATCCAATTTGCTTAATTTGACAAAATAGAAAATTCGGATAAATATAAAAAAAGGATAGAACTAAATGGCTGGTTTACCCCATTATCAGAACTCAATAAACTCGGTAAATAAGTTTGAACCGGTTTTCCTCAATCAATTTGAGGTAAACGTTATACCTCCCGCAGCAGTTGCTGGTGGTCCGGTTCTTCTTGAGCACGTGATTTCTGTTGATGGATTAGAGGTTGATAAAAACCCAAATTTCGTTGCACAGAAGTACAAGTTTGCCAAAAGGAATTATGCTGGAGGTAAGCCCGACACAACTACTCTTGACCTTGGATTGAAATTCACTGTCAACCTTGATGATGCTAACTCCATGTATGTTTTTAAAACACTTAGGCAGTGGACGGATTTAATATACAATCCACTAACCGGTGCACAAGGTATCAAGGCAGATTATACCGGAACAATTGTAGTTTCTGTCTTTAACAAAAATGGAGAAGTTTTTAGAAGGATTACTTTAAAAGATTGCTTCCCGCTAAAAGCAATCGACCCAATGGAATTAACATACATCGACGGAAGTACTCTGTACGAGATCAGCATGGTTTGGGCGGTTGATTACTGGGATGATCTTTTCTTATAAAATAAAAAAAGTAGATGGCAGGTTTACCACATTTTAATAATTCAAAGGCAGCAAGAAATAACTACGAGCCGGTTTTCTTAAACCAGTTTGAAGTCTTGATTACTCCTCCAAATGGTATAAATCTAGCGAACACTACCTTCAAGGGGGAAAACATCCTTACACAACAGGTAAAGAACATTTCTGCTTTGCAAGTAGATCTACAGCCTGCAGATGCGGTTACACAATACTACAAGTTTGCTGAGAGAAGGTATGCTGGAGGTGAGCCTTCAACTTCGGATGTTCAGTTTACTATGGATTTTGAAGTAAACCTTGATGACGACAATTCTATGACCCTTTATAAAATCTTAAGACAATGGTCAGATCTGATTTACAACCCACTCACTGGGGCTATGGGTCTGAAAAGGGATTATGTTGGTTCTATGGTGGTTTCTATATTTAATAAACAGGGTGATGTGTTTAGAAGAATTACTTTGAATAATTGCTTCCTGGTTGAAGCTATCAATCCGATGCCACTATCTTATGATTCTGGAGACGCTCTTTACACCATTTCTACAACTTGGAAGTCTGATTACTGGAACGATCTGTTCTTATAATCGGAACTTAATTCCTTCTATTTTCTATAATTTATGGTTTTTGTACCCTTGTGGTATATAAAGAAAATTGTGAACATGTCGGATAAAAATCTATCGCCCGAAGAAATACTAAGAGAAAAAGAGATCGCTGGTGGAATTGTTTATGATGACCCTAGCGGGTTGAATTTAGATACTGATCTTTCTGATAACGTGTACAACGAAACAGTAAAGGAATCTACACCAAACAATCAGCAAACTCCTTCTATTGAACCTGAAGAAACAAAGCCATTAGAGCTTGGTTGGAAAAATTTACCAGTTGGCATGCTTCCTTCAAAAGGTCTTTTTTATCCGGATGGCTCTAGGATAGCGATCAGACCTGCTGAGGTTAAAGAAATCAGACAATTCTCAACGATTGATGAGGACGATATGCTCGATATAGATGATAAGTTAAACTTTATATTGGACTCTTGCTGTCGTATTAAATTTGGCGAGGGTGTTGTTTCTTACAAAGATCTCAAGCAGGAAGATAGGTTTTTTATAATTATGGCAATAAGGGATTTAACTTTTGTCAAAGGTGAGAATCGGATCATTGTTAGTCCAGAGGGCGGATGTAGCACTAGAGGATGTGATGGGATGGAAGGTATCGAACTTAGGACCGGCGTTTTAAGTAACTATGAAATTCTTGAGGAGCTTACGAAATTCTATTCGCACTCTGAAAGATGTTTTATCTTTCCTATTAAAAGGATTGGTAAAACAATTAAGATGTCTCCTCCCTCTATAGGAGTGACCAAAGCTATATCTTCCTTTGTAAGAGATGCTGTAAAGAAAGGGGATGAGGTAGATCAAAGCTTCATTAAGATTGCACCATTTTATTTAGAAGAGTGGCGAGGTCTTGACTATTTTAAAATCAAGGAAGCCATGATAACTTCTTCGGAGGAATGGACCAAGGAGGAGTTTTCTGCATACTTTGAGCTTGCTGAAAGGATAAAGATTGGTACTAACCTAAAAATTAAAGTCAGGTGTGACGCTTGCGGTGATGGGGAGGTCACCGCCCCAATCTACTTTCCCTCCGGGTTCAGATCTCTTTTCGTTATTTCAGATATCTTTAGAGAATTATTTTGATCTTAAATTTAGAATGTGGAAAGAGCATGGACTCGATCCAGCTTGGATAGAATCCATTCCTTTTTATGAATATCAAATTTGGCTTGATAAGCTAAATGATGCTGTAGAAAAACAAAACAAGAAAAATCTAGAAGATAGCGGACAGACGGAGGTCTTTAGCTTTAGTAAGTGATTTTAGTTTTCTGGGATATATAATTGGAAATAAAATATCCCTCTGTGGCTGATTCTAATAAACTACTTAAAGAACTTAGTAATCTAAGTAGCAACTTTGATTCCCTTTACCAGGAACTAAAAGCTTCTACCCAAGCAAATACCGATTCATCAAATGAGGTGAAGAATCTTATTGCTGAGGTGAGGAAGGGAAATTCTTTGGGAGATGGCGATCTGAAGGGAGTATTTGAGGGTTTTACAAAATCCCTTTCCAAAACAATTGCTGACCAAAACGATCAAATACTTAACGGTTTAACTGATAAGATATCTCAATCCTTTTCTGGCTCTGTTTCAAATTTTCTTGGTAAAGTCCCACAACAGATAGCTCAAGTAAAAGCTGGTAATATGCCAGATTTCAAATCCATATTAGGTGGTAATTCTATAAAAGGGATAGTATCTAATGCAGCTTCCCGCATACCTGGTTTGGCAGATGGTGGAACTGTAGAGAGTAGCGGTATAGCAGTTGTTGGTGAGAAGGGACCTGAATTGGTAGAATTGAAATCAGGGGACAAGGTAAGAACCAAAGAAGAGCAACTGATGGAGATGCTACTTGAGGAGGAAAGGGCAAAAAACGAAAAACTAGGTCGTGTAAGAAGGACTGGTCCAACCGAAGAAGAGGTAGAAGCTTATCGCCAGGAACTATTGGCTGAGGATCCTGAATTTTTTTCAGATCCTGTAGAATTACAGGAGGAGCTAGATTGGTTTAGGTCCCAACAAGGTTATGAACTAGAAACCAGAGAGACATTTAGTCCTGCTGATCTTAAAAAACTTAGTGAACCCGTAATACCAAAAGAAGCTAGTGTTACAAAGAACACTCCTGAATTGAGCCAGGTGAAGGAAGTTAAGGAAACCCCAGATTTAAAAGAGGAGGACAAAAAGGAAAAATCTGGTAAGTTTAAGGATTTTTTGTCTGGAGTAACTAGCAAAGCTAAGGAAAAATTAGAAGAAGCTAAGGCTAAGGGAAAAGCAAACCTTCAAAGCAGTGTTGCAGAGTTAAAGGAAAAGAATCCAATTAACCAGCTTAAATCTGACGCTGAAAACATCAAGTCACAGATACAAGAAAGCGTTGCTTCCATAAAAGGAATGTCTGGAAATTCCACTTCCAAACCCGTTGAGCAAAAAGTAACTGCAGTTAAAGAGCCAAAGAAGACAAGAGGTTCGTCTTCTAGTTCTAATGCTAGCGGGGATTCTTCTATGTCATCGTCTGACATAAAAGAGATGAAAGGACTTTTAGCAGCTATATACCAGGCATTAAGATCTCCTCTAACAATTGCCAATGATGTGCCTTTTAGGCCAAACTCCAACAATTTCTAACAATTGTTTATAAGTTCATTTTTTCCCAACGCCGGGAAATCTTATATTTGTTTCACAACTACCTTTTTAAGCCGGAACTGTCCATGGAAGAAACGTTTATAAATTCTGAATTATTCTTTTCGCAAGAGTCTTCAGCACAAGGGGATTATTGGATTGCCAAACCCTCTCTTAACAAAGTTGCAACCTCAGAAAACAATTTTGATGAAATAAGCGAAACCTTTTATTCTTTAAAGGATAGGAAGATGGACAGGGTCTATCTAGAAATGGCAAAGGTGTGGGCAACAAATTCTTACTGTGAGCGAATGAAGGTAGGTAGCTTAATAGTAAAGGATAAGTCAATCATCTCTGACGGGTATAACGGAGCTCCTACTGGATTTCCTAATATTTGCGAAGATGCTTCCCACGTAACGCTTCCACATGTACTCCATGCAGAAGCTAATGCAATTACTAAATTGGCCAAGAGCACACAAAGCTCGGACGGATCTACACTTTATGTTACGGTCTCTCCGTGTTTTGAATGCTCTAAACTGATTATACAGAGCGGAATAAAAAGGTTAGTATTTAAGGAGTTATATAGAAAACTTGAATCACTCAAGTTTTTATTTGACGCCGGTATTGAGCTTGTTAGGTTAAATAATAAATAGGAGGTTAAAAAGGGAAATTACAAAGGGGAAAAATGGCAAAAGAAAAAAATATACAAGTCTTGGCTGAAAGCTTCATTCAGACCAGGGGCGAAAGAGAGTTCAGACCTCTCTACGAAAGAGTAAAACCAGGGGTATTAAATCATTGTTACGGGATTCTTAAAGATTTTGAATTGGCAGAAGATGCCTTTTTGAATGCAATGTCAAAGGTCTGGCAGAAGATTGACCAATATGACAGCAGCAGGGGTAATTTTTCAACGTGGTGTTATAATATTGCTAGAAATGAATCTCTTCTGCTTCTAAAAAGTAGGAAAAGGTATATTTCTCAGACATCCGAAGAAATGGAATACACCTCAGCAAAGGCCGAGGAAAAAAATCCATCGTATGATATAGAGGATGATCCTCTTTGGGAATTTTTATGTGGCGGAAATGATATTGATGACGTGTATGAGCAAGTTATTGATGAGATAAAGGAACTTCCTGATATCTATAGGGATATAATGATTGATCGCGAGATTAATGGTATGAAATACAAAGATATCGCAGACAAGTACAATATTAAAAAGAGATCTATTGCTACTAGAATACGTAGGGCCAGGACCAAAATTCGTAAGAAAATGGAGGATGCAATGGGAAAATCTGATTTTAAGTGATGTGGAATATATTAGCAATATTTAGAATTTTCAAAGTTCTCAAGGAGCTGAGAATCTATTCGCAGTATAGGTCTACCGTGAAAGAGGAAAGCATGAATTCCCCCTTTTGGACAAGGCTTAGACTTAGATATGATTGGTTTAGAAGAATTTATACTGTGGTTAATTTACCACCCGAGGTTACAATGTCTCGTGAGTTTCCGGTAGATGCTAGGCCTGCATACGTTTTTGAAGAGCTTAAAGGAGTAAATGATTATCTTACCAAACTAAATCTCCAGGAGGTAATTACACCAGTCCTTAAGCCAATCCCAGAAACAAATGGGGATTCTTATTTGGTTGTATATTATTTCTTTTTCCGATACCTTTCATGGATATGGATATTTAGATTTATTCTAGAGGTGGTTGGAATTATATTGTTGGTTGTTAAGTGGAATTTTTTGATAAGCTATTTTGGATTTGGATAATATAGAGAAAGTAAAAGAAGACTACCAGAGAAAGCTAGACATATTCAAGGATCCCAAATTCATATTTAACGAGTCAGCTCACACGTATCATTTTGATGGTATAAAATATGACTCGGTTACAACGTTTCTAAGGATATTCAAAACCCCCTTTGACCGGATGTACTGGGCTAAAAGGAAGGCTAGGGAGAGGGGAATAGAAGTTGACGAGATACTAAATGAATGGCAGGAGAAAGCAAACATAGCTAATTCTCTGGGAACGGAGGTCCATAAATGGATTGAAGACTACTGGTCTGGACTAGATCCTGAAATTCCGGAAGATGACGACGTTAGAGATAGGGTTGAAAAATTCCTGCTTTTAAAGGAGGAGAGGTTTAGTGATCTTGTTCCCCTTGAATCGGAGCTTAAGTTATTTTCCAAAAAATGGAGACTTGCTGGAACAGCCGACCAACCTTTCCTCATGTGGGACAAGAAGCAAGATAAAATTTTATTTTTAATCGGGGACTGGAAAACTAATAAGGAATTTAAGGATGATAAACACCCAAAGGGTAGATTCAAAAAGCTTCTACATCCATTTGCTGACCTTTATGAAAATTCGCATAATGAGTATTCCATACAGATTAGTTTGTATAGATTGATCATAGAGGAAGAAACCGGTTTGGAAACGCACGGGGGTTTTCTTTGTCATATCGGACCCCAGGATAAACCTAAGTTATATCCAGTAAAAGATTTGCGGGAAAGACTCAAGATATATTTACAGCATAACAGGGAAGAATTCGATGTTTTCGACATCTCTGAGTGAAACATTATTGTTTAAGCAACTAAAAAATAAAAAGAAATCAAATGGCAAAGAAAAAAACAGAAGGCAAGGTAGTAGAACTTGATGCAAATCAACTTGCAGACGCTGTAGGCGAGGAAGCACTTTCTCGTTTAAACGAAGGAAGAATCAAAGCAGCCGAGGAAAACTTGGAAAATGCAAAAAAGAGGGTATCCACAAAAGTTTATGCAGTCCAATTTGATTCTATGGATCATATTGATAGGTTTGTAACCTTCATGGAAAACGATGCAGAGTGGAAGGAAAAGGAATCCCTTGGTGTAATTGAGATTTGTAAGGTTTTAGACAAACTCAAATCTGATGGCATTAAAAATAACATTCTTTACTTGCAAGCTTTGCCTTTAGAAGCAAGCCACTACTTTATCTCTAAGCAGAGTGGTAAAGGTCTTAAAGAGGCTAAAGAATTTATCTCCTTATTGAAGCCCTTTGAACAAGGACTTGAATCTGCAAAAGCTGATGCAAGGGAGATTCAGGATTTGGAAAAAGAACTCGCTGCAGCTCAACAAGGGCTTGAATTAGCCTAAGAGCACATTAACAAAACCATAGTTTTAAATAGGCTCCAGGTGATTGGGGCCTATTTTTTAGTGTATATGGTTTTGGGTTAGATATATAGTAAAACTAAAATTGTAAATAATCATGGTACAAAAGATTAAAGACAACTTCCAATTTATAGTATTGGGGTTCCTAGTATTGGTTTTTTTCAGACAATGCGGAGTAAACAGAGATATTGACCGTATCGAAAAGGAGCTTAAAGCTTCTAACACTGAATTAAATACTAAGCTTGACTCGATCAACACTCTTACAAAAGCAGAGATCAGACACGAAATGAATCAGGTAATGTTCCAATTTCTTATTTATGAAGATGATTTTGATAAGAAAAGAATTTCCTTGTCTGAGATTAAAAATAAGATAGAAGCAAGTGAAGAGTAAATCAAAACTGGTTAACGGTTTCATCATAAGCACCTTTGTATCTCTGTATTTGATGGTGTCTGTGATTTCCACTATCCACGTAATTGACTTCTTTAAACTATCTAACCCAACTTGGTTAGCTATATCTCTTGCTATAGCATTTGAGGTGGGTGCAGCTGCATCCCTTGCTTCATTAATAGCTATGGAAAAAATGAACAAGTCACTGGTGTGGTTCTTGTTTATCCTTTTAACTGCAATGCAAGCAATGGGTAATACCTATTATGCCTTTGTAAATCTTGGTGATTATACCTCTTGGTCTGAGCTTTTCGGTCTGATTGAGGAAGAGGAAATATTCCAAAAGAGAGTCCTTTCTATAGTTTCTGGTGCTATTCTACCGATAGTGGCTTTGGGCTTTATTAAGTCATTGGTTGATTACATAAAACCTGAAGGGAATGAAGTTTCCAATTCTAAAGAACACGAAACTACTGAAATCGATTCACAGGATGAAGATTCTCACGAGAGTGAACTTCAGGATATAAGTGAACCTTTAATTTATGACTCGCATTTGAGCTTAATAAATTTACAAGGGGAAACACTCCAATCTGAAGATGCTGCTGAATCTGATAAAGTAGAGGAGGACAAAGAAGCAGAAAAGAAACCGATAGTTCAGGATAACGTTGAGGTAGTTAATGTGAATTCGAATAAGGAAACAGCCACTAGAAAAAGAACTCCTAGTGTTAAAACCCCAGATGATCCTAATTTAAACCCAACTAAGCTTTAATATGAGCGCAAACATAGGTGATAGCTTTGAAATATTTGGAGGCGGGTCCAGTAACGGAGGTACCGGATCTGGTACCCCCTTTGGTTATGGTGATAGTAATCCTGCTTTAACAACAGGGCAGTCCGGTCCGTGGAATACTAAATACACATTAATTGCAAACGATCCTGGATCACTGAAGAGAGTAAACCTTACTTTCTCCAACTATAATGATCCTCATGAAGTTAGAATATTTCAAACCTCGCTAAACGTAACATATCAGGCTGAGATAGAGGAGAAATTGGATTTATCTGAGTACTTCCACCCACTCCAGTCCTTTTCAAGCTACCAAAAGCAAACCTTTGTTATATCACCAGATGCTTCAATAAATTTGGATCCTGGTGATTTTGACACAACATTGGGTGAAGTAAGCTTATTGATGGCCAGGGCTCATTACAAAGCGGATGCAGTTGAGGACCAAAGGCTTTTATACTGGCATTACAATTCTGGGTATAGGAATATTATGTCTGATATGATGATGCTTACTGGGCAGGTAAAGCCAGATGCTGCATGGAAGGGATGGCAAACATTACCTAATATCGACGAGCAAGTCGGATATACTGGAGCAGCAACAGGCGGATTCGTTTTTTCAAATCCAACTGAATATCCAGTTAAACTTACAATATTAACTGCAAGCTAATGGCAACTAGACCTATTATATGTCCACCGCAGCCGATAGACGGATTCCTTTTTAGAAAGGACAAATTTGTTCTTGAGGAAGACTACAACATCACGAACTTCTTTGATTTCAGTGACCTTCAGGATGAGGTCATTTCATATTCAAGGATGAAAGTAACATTAAAAAAGAACAAGAGTGTAAAGATTAGCCAGACTGATATAGGGGATGATAATGGCTTTGTTAAATGGGTAGCTGTTAAGGTAAAATACCCAGCACCAAAGAATCCTGTATTATATGGGGCTCAAACTCCTATTATACCTGGGGTACCAACACCAACTAACGGAACCCCTCAGGTTAAAAAATACATCTATTGGACATATAGGGGAAATACCTATAATATCGGGGAGATGATGATCTTGACCGGTGATAAATTGGGATCTACTGATTCTGAAAAAAGCGGCTGGAATCTTAGCGAGGATTTTCTCCCATACGAAGATGGGGGAATAACCTTCAGCAACCCTCACACAGATATTGACGTAAAGCTTGAAATTATTATAGCTAGATAATTTTTTCTAAAATTTTGACTTTAACTGGAATATATAATGGAAAAGTTTCAATATCACAGGTGTGATATATAGAAAGCAAAAAAACACAAGTAGAATGGACTTACTTAATCAATTAAAAACTCTTAGGGAAACAACCACTAACCCTGAAGTTAAATCTATTTGCGAATCCCATATTAATAAAATACAAAACGGGGAGAACGTAAATGAATCCGCGGTCCTTGAATCTGTTGATCAGGTTGTAAAGGAAAGCGAAGGTGAAAGCGCTGTAAATCCTATGGAGATGGTCAGGCAACAAGAAATTGAAAGATCTAAATCTGCAGCCCAGAGGTTGATGGAATCTTGGGGAGGTATTGGATCATCAACTTCTAGAAATGCAGGATCTTACGTAGATGCTGAAAAGAATGAGAGCAATAATGAGGTAAGCAATATCTCAGAAAGCTTGAAAGAGGTTGCTGAAAAAGATCCAGCAGCTAAGGCTTTTATTGATTCTCAAGCGGTAAACAACTTAGGGGTTTACGAGTCTATTCTTTCACTTAAAGGAACTGGTATTTACGAACATCCTAATGTTAAGATCCTATGTGAAAAATATACCCACTTGCTAAAAAGCAACAATGTGCCTGAGTTTTTGCTTGCTGAATCTTTTGTGCAAGAGCTTCAGAACTTTAACTGGGATAATAAAGTTAAGTCTGCTGTAGAAGCTATTAGTGAAAAAGTCCAATCACACCTACCTGAAATTGAGGTATCTAAAGCTCTTTACTCTATTGAGAAAAGCGCTGGTGCTGATTTCTACTCACCAGTAACTGAATCTTTGAATAAGTGGTTGATTTCAGAGAACAAATCAGTTGCCTTGCTTTCGAAGGAACTATCAAGATGGTCTTTTAACCCAACGGTTAGAAATCTTGTTAATTCACTTTCTTTGATGGAGTCATCAGAAAGTAAATTAAGTATTCCAGTTAATAACGGAAATTCTTCAGTTAAGAAAGTTTACTCTCCGGTACATGTAAGTGGAGGTAAAACTGTGTTTACCATTGGTAATAATGTCTTTGAAGGAAACTCCGAAGGAATTAAGAGGCTTAATAGAGCAGAATTTGAAGCTCTTCCAGCATCTTTCAGATCTTTACTAGAATCTTTCTATTCTTCTATGGTTAAGATTAACGAAAATGGTCTTAGCTTCTATGTTGGAAACAGCAGCTTTAAACTTGTTGAAGAAAACGATTCAGTTTCTATCTACTCGAAAGAAACAAAGATCAACTTCAGTGACCTTAATCAACTTGCTAAGCAAGTAGCTTTGGAGATTTCTGGTAGCTTAGGAGTTAATGAATCTAAAGCGGTTTCAGATCTTATTAACTTATATGAGAATTTCGAAAATATTGTTGAGTTAGATTTTGCTAAGAGATTGGAATCAAAGGTATTTGAAGGTGTATCTGTAAACCTTATTAAATGGAACTCAAACCTTTACCTTAATAGGATCAACGAGGGAATGAATGAGAATTCTCTATTTAAGGTTAACGGATCACAAGCTACCAACATGGTTAAGGATTTGATGAAGTACGACATCTCTGAAGGATTAACAGAATTCTTGGATGGCGAGAACAGAATCAAGTCTATTATGCTTAACGATAGAAAGCAAATCATTGATAACATTTCTATTGTCGAGAATGAAATCAATAAGATTTCACATGCAATGGCTACAAACCCTCTTTACGAAAACTCAAAAGAAATGCACAGAGCCAAGCACATGCTTGAGCAAGAGCTTTCTTCATTGAGGAAAAAATGGGCGGCTGTTAACGAGGAGATTGAAAAGATTGAGTCAACTGCAACAGAGGTAAACGACTTGAACGAGGACGAGAAATTTACTGTAGGCGACTACGTGAAAGTAAAAGAGTCTGGTAATACTGGTAAGGTAATTTCAGTCGATAGCACTTCTGGATCTTATACAGTTCTTATGGACAACGGAAGAACTGGTGATTTCAGAATGGACGAGATCGTTGATATCGAAGAGGCATTAAAATCTGCTGGTGAAGAAAACCAAGAAGCAGACGAGACTCAGGAAGAAATTAAGGAGCAAGAAATGGCAGTAGCTCCTGAAAAACAAACTGAATCTGCAAAAGATAAAACTCCTGCTGCTACACTTAAGGCTAATACTTCTGCAGCTCCTTCTGCTAAGGATCAAGAAGATGCTGGTAAAAAGGACATTGAAAAGGAAGATCATGCTAATTTAGAGGAAGCTCCAGAAGGTAGCGAGAAGGAAACCAAATATGACATAAAGTTAAAAGATTCTTTGGTTGACAAAATGGGATACAACGTGAATGAAAATTCTGAAGACGTTGAGTCTACTGAATCTGAAATGGCTGAGGCTCCTGCTGACGGTAACACTGAGTTATCCGAAAGAGACGTTGAAAACACGGATCAAAACCTAGCAGAAGCACCAGGTGGAAGAGATCATGCAGATTATGATGTAAAAGCTGCTCATGCAGAGGAGAATAATCCTGACATGGTTAAAACAGACCCTGAAATGGCTTCAGCTCCTGGTGATGGTACAGATAAAGAAATGCATCACGAGGTTGGTAAAGAAATGGGATACAATCTTGATGAAGCCAACGACGTTGAAAAGACAGATCAACAACTTGCAGTAGCACCAGGTGGTGAGCACAAAGCAGAATATGATGTTGAAGTTGCTAAAGCTGAAAAGGCAGTAGCAGATGTCATGAAGACAAACCAAGAATTGGCTGAAGCTCCTGCAGCAGGAACTGAAGCTGAAACTGATGTTGAGGTAAACCCAGAAATGGGATATAACATTGACGAAAGCGAAGAGTCAAAAAAAAACTAAGAAAAATACTTAGTAAAGTTTGGGCTTTTGCTCCAACGGGAAAGGATCAGTCTGAAACACCAGAGCCTTTCGTCGATGAGATAAAAGATAAAATGAGCGTCGCCCCAGATGGAAAAGAACCAACTGGAGACACGCTCATTTCTTCTGAAGATGGATCTGAAGAGGATAAGGTCTAGGCCGAAACTAACCTCGAGGTTTAAACTAAAAATAATATAAGTATTAATAAGGTTATGGCAAAGGCTTATGTAAAAAATAAAGACCTGTTGGCTGCTATTCTAGAGTCAAAGGAAAAAGGTGAGCTAACACCAGAGACCATCGAGATGTTTGGTTTAATGGTTCAAGGCATTTCAAAAAAGATGGCTTACCGTGACCCAGACGATAAAGCTGATTGTATGGCTTTTGCTATGGAAGACCTTTGTAAATATTGGAACAGGTTCAATCCAGAAAAGTCGAATAATCCATTTGCATATTATACACAAATTGCAAAAAATGGGTTTGCAAAGGGGTGGAAGAAAATACATCCACCAAAGGCACCAAAAACGATTCCATTCTCTTACATAACAGGCGATGACAATACATATAATGTATAATCATGCCCGATATAAAGAAAATAAAACCCAATGGGGACTATAAGTCTGGCTTATACGTTCCGCAAAACCCGGACAAGTACATTGGTGACGTCCATAACATAATCTGCAGATCTTCTTGGGAATTCAGGTTTTGTCGTTATTGCGATACTAACGACAAAATACTTAAATGGAGTTCTGAACCAATCTCTATTCCTTATTACAATCCTTTGGATAAGAAAGAACACCAATATAATGTGGACTTTTATATGCAAGTTCTAAAGGACGATGAGCAAACTCAGGACTGGATAATAGAGGTCAAGCCAGAGAAGCACTTCAAGAAACCTATCCTTGAAGGAAATTCAACACTCAAGAAACTTAAGTCCTACAACCATAAAATGCAGATTTGGATTACCAACCAAGCCAAGTTCAAAGCAGCACAAAGATGGGCAGATGCTAGAGGATACAAATTTGGTGTGGTTGATGAGAATTTTTTATTTAAAAGCAAGTGAAACCTTTCGAAGAGCAAATTAAGGACCTAAGAAAGGAATCACAGTCGATTTCTAGCATTTCTAAGGAATCGAATGGTTTGTTTAAGAAAAAATATGGACCGAATGGTTCTGGTGGAAGACTAGAATTCAATGGAGATTTCATACCAGGTAAATTCTATACCTGCGAATATAAAACGAAAACCAAGATTTCTGATAAAGTTCCCTTTATTGATAGGGAGCCCGTTTTCATCTTTTTGAAAAAAGAGAAGTTCCAATCTGGATCTATAGCGGTGTCTGTAGATCTTGGTGTCATCCCCCCTGATTATAGGGGTAATATTATGGTTAAGTTGTGGAACCAGTATTATAATATATTTAAGGATAATGAGTCCTTGCCATATACTTCCCAAATTCCCATACAAGGGATCAGTAGGGCATTTGATGCTTTATTAAACGGTACTGGGTGGAAAACTTCTCTTACCGGATTTAAGCTCGATTTTATGAATAATATAAAGGTTGTGGACTATACTGATCTTGTCAGAATCCCATATCTTTCTGATTTTATGATAGAGGGACAATCCATTAATGGGATATATAGTGATTATAGATCGAAATTAAATCTCTAAGATAAAGTACAAAAGACAGATCTTATTTTATAAATGGCCGGATTTAACGAAACACCAGAAGGGAACCCGATATTCCAAAGGATTAGAGAGTCTGTAAAGTCTCTCAGTAATTTTGGTATGAGGTATGGTGATATGGTCATTAAAAATTCACAGGCCATTGGATCGATAGAAGCTGATTTTATGAAAAAGCAATCTATCGATGATGAGAGCTTGCTTTATTCCCTCGGTAGACAAGACACGACCACAAGACAATTTATCAGCTACTATGATAAGGATTATGCAGGAAAGAGAGATTATCTTAGGAAGTTTGCTCTGAATCCTGAGATAGAGTACATCTTGGATACTGTCTGTGACGAAGCGATAACTTTTGACTCATACAACTTCTTTGCATATCCAGCATTTTTAAATCTTACCGATGTAAAGGATAAGATAAAAAACCGTCTGGACGAGAATTATAAGAATTTGTATGACATGTTCGGCTTCGGCGATGATATCAGCGGGTGGCAATACTTTAGACAGCTAATGGTCGATGGCTTTCTTGCCTTTGAAATAGTTTATGATGACAAAGGTAAGAAGATTATTGGATTTAAGGAATTAGATGCAACTACTCTAATGCCATCTGTTGAAAAGCAGCCTGATGGTACTTATTTGAGTGTTTGGTATCAATACCCAAAGGATATCAATAAGAGGAGGATGCTATATGACTCCCAGGTGATTTACATATCATTTGCTAAGGGAAACACAGTTTCTAGGATTAGCTATGTCGAAAGACTTATAAGGCCCTACAACATTCTTAGGATAATCGAGTACACTAGGGTGATATGGTCGGTTATGAACGCATCGTTCAGAATGAAAATGACTGTACCGATTGGATCGAGATCTCCACAGAAGTCTATGCAAACCTTGGGTGAGCTTATGAGTATCTATAAGGAAGATATTAGGTTCAATGATGAGAGTGGGGAGTTAACAGTAGATGGCAGACCTAAGATACAGTTTTATAAGAATTATCTAATGCCTTCTGGTGTTAATGGAACACCAACAATAGAACCTATTAATAATGCTGGTCCAAACTTAAACGATCCCCAGCCTCTTGCTTATTTCTACGATAAGCTAGTTCAGGAATCTAAAATTCCTTTTTCTAGGTTCCAAGGTCCTGATGGTGGATCTATAGGAAACTATTCGAATGGTGCAGAAGGATTGGATAAGGAGGAAATAAGGTTTGGTAAGTTTATTAGTAGGCTTAGATCTATCTTCCAGGATCTTTTGGTTAAGCCACTTTGGATTCAAATGTGTAAGGATTTTCCGGAGTTGGAGAAGGATTACTTATTTAAGAGTCAACTGGGGTTGGAATATGTTTCTGATAATCCATTCAGGGTTAATCAAGAGATAGAAACCATGCTTAAAAAGAAAGAGCAAATTGATGGTATGTATGCTCTTACAGATGATAGCGGTGAGCCTTTCTTTTCATTGGCTTATCTAATTGAGTCTCATTTGGGAATGACTGACGATGATATAAAGGCAAATAAGGAAGCTATCAAGAAAAGGAAAGAGGAGGAAAAAAAGAAAGCTGACGAAGAGGCTAAATCTTCGGAGGAAGAACCCGCAGAGGAAGCTCCAGAAGAATCTCCGGAGGAAACCCCGGAAGAACCCCCACAAGAATAATAATATAGAATGGCAGGTTTTTTAGATTATGTAGCAGAAAGATCCTTCTTGGGTAACCTGTATAAGAATTTATCCAAGGTTGGAAGGTTTGGAATGGAATACGAAGATATGGTAATTCGTAATTCCCAAGCTGTTGGTGCTACTGAATCTAACTTTTTCAACGAACAGGGAAGTGGATTTACTGAAAACAACGCATTTTATTGGACCCTTGGATATCAGGATACGAAGGTTAGAAAATATATTGCCTACTTCGACAAGGACTACATGGGTAAAAGAGACTTCCTTAGGAAATTCTCTTTGAATGGCGAAATTGATTTTATCCTGGATACACTTACTGATGATGCTATCAATTACGATGACAAAAATTTCTTTAGTTATCCGTCTTTAGCTAACATTGATCTAAAGCCTGATGTGCTTGATAAGGTAAACGAGACATATCAGAATTTGTATATGCTGTTTGGCTTTCAGCAAAGCATATTAGCTTGGCAATATTTTAAGCAGTTTTTGATTGATGGGTTTTTGGCTTTTGAGATTGTTTATTCTACTGATGGCAAGAAAATAGTTGGCTTTAAAGAATTAGATCCAACCTCCCTTCAACCCGCTACAGAACAGCAGCCAAATGGTGAATTCCAACAGATTTGGATACAATACCCAGAGGATAATAAAATGACAAGGAAGCTCAGAAGTGAGCAGATCATTTATCTTTCGTATGCTAAAGGAAATACAATTTCTAGGGTAAGCTATGTGGAGAGACTTATAAGGTCTTATAACATTCTAAGAATCATGGAAAACACCAGGGTTATTTGGAATGTGATGAATGCTTCTTATAGACTTAAGTTTGTAATCCCTGTTGGTTCACAGTCTCAGCAAAAAGCAATGCAAACCCTTGGACAGCTAATGTCTATCTATAAAGAGGAAATGGAAATTAATGATTCCTCGGGTGAACTAACAGTAAACGGTAGACCTAAGGTTCAGTTTTATAAGAATTATCTTTTCCCTGAGAAAGATGGACAATCCCCACAGATTGAAACCCTTGATCCCAATGGACCAGACTTCAATGTTATGGATAATGTTATTTACTTCTATAACAAGCTTAAACTGGATTCGAAAATACCTTATGCAAGGTTTGCTTTCCGAAATGGTACCCCGGCTAACTATCAAATAAGTATAGATCAGCTAGAAAGGGATGAAATTAGGTTTGAGAAATTCTTAACAAGACTAAGATCGATCTTCCAAGAAATATTGGTCAAACCTCTTTACATACAAATGTGTTTGGACTTCCCAGAATTAGCTAAGGATAGATCATTCAAAGCAAATCTGGGCCTAAGTTATGTAAGAGAAAACCTTTTCGAGGAGTTTATTCAATTGCAAAATTATACAAAACGCACCCAGTTTATAAATGACCTTGGTGAAATGAAGCAAAAGATTGGCGAGGAAGAGGAATCTTATTTTGACAAAGAATTCCTGATTAAAAGGTATCTCGGTTTAACTATGGACGAATATAAGAAGAACGAGAAATATAAGGAAGCTGAAGCTAAGCTTGCTGAGGAAAAGGCTAAGGAAGCCGGATCTGAGGGCGGAGAGGAAGGCGGAGGCGAGTCATTCACCCTATAATTTTATATAAATGGATCTAAAGGATCTCCTGTCTTCAAAGAAAATTCTGGTAGTTGGTGATGTTATATTAGACCATTACATCTATGGTAAGGTTTATCGGGTTTCTCCGGAAGCACCAGTACCTGTAGTACTAAAATCAAATTCAGCATATTGTTTAGGTGGATCAGCAAATGTCGCCCAAAATGTTTCTTCTTTCGGGTCTGAATGCTGGCTTCTTGGTGTTTATGGCAGTGACCAGGGATCTGTAGAGATTGACAATCTTCTAGGGGAGAAGAACATACACTCACTTATGATAACTGATAGCTCTAGACCAACTGTAGAAAAAACCAGAGTTATTGGGAATAGCCACCAGATTGTTAGAATAGATTCTGAGACAAGTGATCCATTGGCATCTGATATCCAGGAGGAGGTATTGGAATCCTTTAAAAACATTATACACCAGATGGATGGTGTTATTATACAAGACTACGGAAAGGGAATGCTTAGTGATGAGCTTATAAGTAAGATAACTGATATCTGCACCGATCTGGAAATCCCTACTCTGACTGATCCTAAGGATAGAGATTTTTCCAAATATATTGGATCTACCTGGATAAAACCAAATCTTAGTGAGTTTAAGTCATCCCTTGATATTCCACAGCCTGAAGCAATTGACTTAAAACGTACCACGAAACTTATGGATTCTTTGATGGACTCTTTTGGTTTTAGAGGAGTTTTGCTTACCCTTTCCGAAGATGGTATGATGTTAAAGACGAATTCAGATTTCGAACAGGTCGATGGAATCCAAATAGAGGTAACTGATGTTTCTGGAGCGGGTGATACAGTTAGTGCTGTTTTCATGCTTCTGCTAACAAATAACGTCTCTTATCTCGATTGCTTGAGAATATCAAATCTTGCTGGTTCCCTGGTTTGCCAAGTATCCGGAGCAGTACCTGTAGATTCCAATAGCCTTTATATGACACTTCTTAAAAATTCTTGGGTTATCACAAGCCGTTCTGGAGAGCCTATTTTGATTTAGATCATTTTTTTAGTACGTTTTGGTTTCTTAGATTTGTATTATAATAAAAGCATATGAAGAAGGAACTGGAGATATTTATGGAGATAGAAAGCCTTTCTGGTAATGGATCTCAGAAGGTAAAGCAAACACTCATTTCAGAGAATTTGTCTAATGAAATGGAATACCTTTTGGATGTTTGTTTCAATCCATTTATTACAACAAAGCTCCACAAGCTGAATCTTAATACACATACTCCTGGAAGAAAATACCAGAGAGACCCTGAGGAGTTTTGGAACACATTTAAAACCTTGGTGGAAGAGCTTAAAGCTGCACCTGCTGCAAATGATTCCCTTAGACAAAGGGCTGAGGATCTTCTTGAACACACTTTTGATCCCGACAGCGATGTTGATCTGGGTATAAGGAAGATGCTCATGAAAGTCCTAACTAAAAGGATGAATATCGGACTAGGTGCTAAGTTGATCAATAAAGCAGTTGGGTCTGAGATTATCCCGGATCCGTCTTTAATGCTTGCAACTGACAAGCAGGAGGAGATTGAAACCTGGGACAAAATCTATTGTGAAGAGAAGTATGACGGTGTTAGGGTTATAGCTATGATGAATCCTGACAGGTCATTCTCTTTTTATACACGTGCATTCAATGAGCTAGACTCTTCCAAATTAAGCAAGATTGCGAAGGACCTTTCCACAATCTCAGATAAGGCTGGTCACACTAATGTATTTTATGATGGTGAGCTAACAGATTTCGATAGAAAGTCAGTTTCTGGAAAGGTAACTCAGATTTTAAAAGGAACAGCCCCTGATAATATAGATGACAATTTCCTTTTTAATGTGTTTGACTTGGAGGACAATGCAACACTTGAAAAAGGCAAGGGCTCTGTACTGTATACAGAGAGAAGAAGGTCTCTTGCAGAGACGTTGAACTTTCTACCTGAGGATTCCAACATTAGGCTCGGTCAGATGTGGGAGGTAGATTCTATGGAGGATACCCTGATAATCTATAAGGATATCGTTTCTAAAGGTGGTGAGGGGGTTATTTGCAAGAATGATCATTTATATGAGTGCAAAAGAAGCAAAAGCTGGATTAAGCTTAAAGAAGTAAATGATTGCGACTTAGTGGTAGTTGGATGGTATCCAGGAGAGGGTAAAAGAGAGGGATTCATAGGAGGACTTATTTGTACTGACCAATCAAAAACACTAAACGTAAAAATTGGTGCAGGATTTACAGATCTCGATCTTGAGACATTGAGCCAAAACCCAGATGATTTGATCGGTAGAATTGCTGCTGTTCAATACAATGTGCCTATTACGGATAAGCATCAAAATCGAAGCTTATTCCTGCCAAGATTTATTGAGATTAGGACTGATAAGATGTTCCCCGACGACCTCTCTAACTTGTTCTAAATGGGAAACTTAAGGCTCTTTTTTCTGTACAAGAATAAAGAGCTTTTTTATGATAGACCAACTCCTCACAGAGAAGTTAAGACCCAAACAAATCAAGCATATGATCCTTCCAGACAGGATCAGAAAATTGTTCGATGAAAAGGGACTTAACCATAATGTTTTATTAGCAGGATCTCCTGGGTGTGGAAAGACAACTTTAGCAAAGATTCTTTCCAACGATCTCCCACACATTTTTATAAATGTATCTGACGAGAGCTCTGTTGATACCATCAGGACCAAGATAAATGAATTCTGTTCCACCATGAGTATCATGGATGGGAAGTCATCTAAAAAAGTGGTTGTACTGGATGAGTTTGATGGTGCTTCTGATCAATTCTATAAGGCATTAAGGGGAACAATCGAAAAGTTTGCTTCCAATACTAGGTTTATTGCAACCTGTAATTGGCTGAATAAAGTACCAGAAGCTATTCAAAGTAGGTTTGAGGTTATCAATTTCGATCCGATAAACCAAGCAGAGGAGGAGTTTTTACGAAATGAATGGAGAAGTAGGATCAAGCTAATTCTTGGGAAGTTGAGCATCTCTATTGACGATGCATCTCTTGATGAGTTTGAGAAGGAGTACTTCCCAGATCTTAGATCTTCCCTAAACCGAATCCAATCCTGGGTTATCGAAGGAGTTCAAACAATTGATATTTCTAGGGTAAGGGATTCTGGCTGGTCGTATGATGATCTCTACAATATGATCTTTTCTTCTAAGGATCCGATTGGTAATTACCAGGTGATAGTTGGTCAATATTCATCTAAGGTCGATGATGTTATGGCTGCTTTAGGTGAGGAGTTTATACAATGGATCATGAAGAATAAATCTACGTACGCTAAGATTATTCCAGCAGTAGTAGTTGAGGTTGCTCATCACCAGGCACAGAGACAACTGGTTATTGATCCAGTAGTGAGTTTGTTGTCTCTGATTTTTAAGATACAAAAACTAGTAGACTAATGGATTTATTACCTGAAGAAATAAGAAAGAACACTTACCTCTACAAATTTTATAAAAGAGGTGAAAGAGCAATGATGTATGAACAAATAGAGCCAAGCACTGGACAAACAGTAGGGTTTGAGATATTTAAGAGAAAGATAGACAAACCAAAGGTAGTATTTGGTATCCAATTGAATGAGAGAGAAATCTTTCCAGGAAACGAGGATTTTGGTAAATGGGCATGGTCCATTACTGATGAGGTGAGAGCTTTAGAAAGATTTAACCTAATTGAGGGTCAAACCGATGAATAAGCAGGGATTAGTATTTTTCTTAATTATAGCCCTTGCCCAATCTGGTGCATGGTTTCAGCAGTTCTCCCAAGTGAGATGGGAATGGTTTAAAAACAACACCTGGTTTAATATTGGTATCCTTGGAATTCTCCTTTCTATACTTTTTGTGTATGGTGCAAGAATCGGGTACACTGCCTGGGAAAGTGTTTGGAAAGTTCGATTGATACAATTTTCAATTGGAGCATTTGTCGTATCCTTTTGGAGTTGGATAATTTTAGGAGAGGGGGTCAACTTGAAAACCTTTGTTTGTTTGCTACTAGCATTAATGATTATCCTTATTCAGGTTTTTTGGAAATAGCATATGAAAAGGCTTATTATAGTAGGTAAAGGGGGTTCAGGTAAAGATCATCTTAGGAAAAAACTAGAAGACAGAGGATTTAAATATTGTGTATCCCACACAAGCAGGCCACCGCGCCACGGAGAAATTGACGGGAAGGATTATCACTTTATATCCCTGGATACTGCAATCCATGAATTTATTGAAACCAATAGATTCTATGAGCATGTTATTTTCAATGGCTGGGTTTACGGTACTTCTCTTGACGAATTTAACTCGAGTAATCTTTTTATTATGACACCCTCTGGTTTGTCTTCTATGAAACCCAGAGATAGGGAAGAGTCTTTTGTGGTTTATTTGGATATAGCCGAGGATGTAAGAAGGTCTCGATTATCTAAAAGAAACGATGCTGATAAGCTTGAAAGAAGGCTTCAAGCAGACTATGATGACTTTAGGAACTTTTTTGATTATGACGAGAGAATTACTGATCCTTTATTTGACAGTGTAGGTGATTGGGGAAATTTAAAATTTTATAGCAATGATTAACGTACTTATTGACGGAAACTACATATTTCATAAAACATTTGGTGTTTTTGGCGGATATGGGAATAAAAACCCTGGCGATATCTTAGGAACCCAAAATGAGCAGTCAATGTTTATTAGAAAAATATCGACTGACCTAACATCATCCCTCAGATCTATTCCTATTGGTGGAAAGCTAGTTTTTACTGTTGACAGTAGAAGTTGGAGAAAGGATGTTGAAATTGAAGGTGGAGGTTATAAATCCAACAGGGTGAAGGATGAGGAAGTTGATTGGAGTGTTTTCTTTAACCTCCTTACTTCTTACGGGGAACACCTTGAAAAAATGGGATTTATATTTTCCAAAGTAAATGGAGCTGAAGGTGATGATTTGCTTTATTTCTGGGCTGATTACCTAAATACCAAGGGTGAAAATTGTATCATCATTTCGGGGGATAAGGATTTACATCAGCTGGCTAGATGGAAAAAAGATAATTGGACCATAGTTTGGAACGCAAATTCTAAAAACAATATTCTCTCTGTGCCCGAAGGCTGGGAGGATAACTGGCTTAATAAAAACACAGAGGCAAGTGTATTTGATATGGGCAGTGTAATGGACCCAGATAAAGATAAGCTTAAGGAATTTATTAAGAAGGTTGAAGTAAATGAAATTAATCCTAGAGATTTCATTTTCATTAAAATGCTTGTTGGTGATAAGGGAGATGCTGTCCCAGGTATATGGGAGGTACAAGCAGGATCAAAAACCCAAAGAGTTACTCCCAAGAAAGCTGAGACTGTTATGGAATCCTTGCAATCAACACAATGGGCTAAACTTCCCTTTGCTGAACTTATTGAAGACGACCAATTCCTGGAGTGGACTGCAGGCTATTGTATTAGACTTCTCAAGGATATAGACAGCAAGGATAATCGGGAAAAAGCTGCTGAGAATCTAAAAAGAAATTATAAACTCATGTGGTTGGACAAGACCGTAATCCCACAGGAGGTAATTCAAGGAACCGTAGAGGAATTAAAAAGGGGAATATCCTTGCCTAAAAAATCTATTACCCTCGATAGGGTGAAGATTCTTGAGGGAACAAGCTGGATAAGCTCACAAAATGCTCCTAGTCAATTTGACCCCTTTAAAAACTTTGGATAATGGAATTATTTGATGTAGTTAAAACAATTTTCAAGAAGGATAAAGACTGGGATAAGGTTTCCAGGAACGATAAGGTTAGAAATTTCTTTATGATTAACCGGATAATGTCCATCCAATTTCCTATCCAGGCGGATCAGTTCAACCACACAAAGATTTTACCAAGGCCTGTTGTGGATTGGTGGCACGACACGCTGAGCAAGCATTATACCAGAATTCCTGGTTGGATCTTCACAAAAACCAAAAAATCCAAAAATAAGACAGCCCCAACCTCCGATATTGAGATCGATAAATCTATCGAGGAGTTTGTAGCAAACAAGTACGAGGTATCATTAAGAGACCTTTCTGATCTGAAAAGATTCTATCCGGAAAAATACGAGAATTGGATGAGATCTATAGGGGAACAAGTCACTATGATGAAAAAGTGATTGTGTGATATATAAGATGTTCCCTAATTAGATTTTTTATGAGAAAGGATTTCAGGAAATTAATAGAAAAGGTATTGTCTAGTTTAGATTGGGATACCATTTTTGAAATACACAAAGTTTTTAAATTCGGAGTTGGTGAGGGTAGCGAAGTAATTCCTGGGCTGAAAAGAAAGATCTATAGCGAGGATCTTACTAAGAATGATGTTAAAAACGAACTCAAGTCCCTACTTAGATTTGTAATCAATAACGACGTTTCTAAATTTGGATATGGACCGTGGATGATTACCTGGTTTAATCAGGATTGGGATATTATTTTCAACAATGAGTCTGAGGATGATTTTGTTGATGACGAGTTGGATGATATCCAATTCGATTCAAGACTAGAGGTTGTTTATGCTCCACAGCGTATTTGTCTCACTGTTAATGCCGCTCCTGATGCTAAGGAAGAGATTTCTTCGGAGGAAAGTGTGCTAAACAAAATGCTCAAAAAAGCTCTTAAGTCCGAAAATTATGAACTTGCTGGAAAAATCCAGGAAATCTTAGATGAAAAGAAATCTAAGGAGAGTTCAGATAAATAGTATAAATAAATTTATCCTTGAGGTACATTAAAACCATAAATGAATTTTTTGACGTTGGTGTTTTTGGGGACACCTACGGATATGGTGGGGCAAATGGTATATTCAAGGTTCAATATAAGCCTTATAAGGATCTTTCCGTTTCTGTTGGTCCTGATCCAAATGTAAAGAGGAATGTAAGAGGATCACAATTTCAGGTTGGTGATATTGTTATTGGACAGCCTGTAGATTCTGAAAAGAAAGTTGCTGGAATGATCGTTAGAGCTGAAAGAGCCCCTGACAACAAATCCTATAAGTATTTCGTTCAGGTTCACACTAAAGGAAAGGACACAGAGGAGGTATTAGAGCTTATCCCGGATTCGGTTGAATTCGTTGACAATGGCGATAAAGGGCATAAGGAAATTATCTCTCACTTTAAACTGGATACCATGCCGGGTGGGGTTTACAATTCTCCTACTGTTTACAACAACACAAAACTTGGCATCGAGGCTATAGGAAGTTAGAAACTTTCACTCTTTTTACTGCTAAGATGTATTGATGATTCTAAGCAGGAACTTAAACAAAATAGGCTACATTAACAGGGAGATACCTCAATCCCTGGCAGGTGTTTCGCAGTTCCTATCTTTGATCCTAGATAACCTAAAACTTGATAGTGATAGAGGTATTCCTGTATCGTGCTTTGAGGTTCCTCAGGGATTCCAAGTTTTGGATTTTTCATCTATTGAAGAAGGGTCTGACGAGTCTTCTAAGGTGTGGGAGATTTTCCAATTTCTTAAAAGTAGTAAGCAAAGAATTTTCTTTTACTTGCCTAATTACTATTTCTTAGGTAGCCAAATACCAGAAGTGGTTGAAACTACCAGAGGAATGATTTCATCACTTTGCTCTTTTTTGGAGCAGGTTGGTGTCAGGGAAACCTCGGTTGTTATTAGAATTGGTAGTGCTTATGGTGCAAGAAAAGCTACCATGGATAGATTTTGTAGCGAGATTAGATCCTTCGATAAAACAACAATTGCAAAGCTTTCTGTTTGTAATGATGAAAAACCAAGTCTCTTCTCGGTAACAGACCTTTTAAGTGGAGTCTTCTATCAGGTTGGAATACCTATCGCCTTTAGATTTCTACCGCATCAGTTTAATAATGGTGGACTTTCGGTTAGGGAGGCTTATTTTCTTGCTGTCTCGACGTGGGATAAAAACCAAGTCCCCGTTTTCTTTCACTCAGAGTCCGAAGAAGTTGATGAGAACGGTTATTCTCTATCTCCATCTCCCTCTTTGAAGCTAAGACACCGAATACCCACTTTTGGACTTGAGATTGATGTTATCTTGGATTCTTCTGACGGTCTTTCCACTTGTGCAAATTACTTAGGGAATTATCTTTCTCTTAAGCCTATGGTAATTAATAAAGTTAGTAAGAAATAATTTTTATTAGCGTTTGTTTTCCTTAGTTTTGTGTAAAACGAGAATATGCCTGAGTTAGCGGAGCTTAAACTTACTTCTGATTTTGTCAATGGAGTTGTAAAGGATAAGGTGTTTACGCACATATCTAAAAATCCAGAGCACAAATGGATTGAGGTTGATTTTGGTGAACCCTTTGCTTTGAGGTCTTTCAGCAGGGGTAAAGAGATTAAACTGGTTCTTGAATCTGCAGAAACTGACAAGGTCGATAATCTTATGATGACCATGGGCATGGGAGGTCATTTCCAATGGGCTTCTCGGGGAGAGACCATAAAACATACCCACCTTTTCTTTCACTGTAATGACGGTGGACATTTGGCCTTTGTTGATGTGAGGAGATTTGGTAAATGGAAGTGGGGAGATTGGAACAAAGATAGAGGTCCAGATCCAACCACTGAATATTTCCTCTTTTGTAATAACATTTTGCAAAATCTACACAAGAGAGCTTTTGATAAACCCATCTATGAGGTGCTAATGAACCAGAGGTACTTCAATGGAATTGGAAATTATCTGAGAGCAGAGATTTTAATCAGAATTCCTGATGAGGATCCTTTCCAATCTGCCAGAGAATTTATCAACAAAAGAAAATGGGAACTTTTTGAATTGTGTAAGGATATACCAATTCTTGTTTATGAAATAGGAGGTGGGACATTAAAAGATTGGAAGAATCCCTTTGGTGAAGTATCATCAGTTCGGGACTTTATGAAGTGTTACGGAAATCCACTAATGGAAAAAATAGAAGATCGTGGCGGAAGAATGTTCTGGTACGACCCAAAATGGAAAAATTAAAAATATGGTAGATAAAAGAATTTTAGAAAATTGTCTCTTCCTTGACGTTGAAACAGCTACGGGATACAGATCCTTTGAAGATCTGGAGACTGAAAATCCAAGACTAGCAGATCTTTGGTCAAAAAGAGCAAAGTACTACAGAACAGTATATGAAGACATGAATGGTCTTTCGGATTCTGAGATCTATAAGGAAAAAGCTACACTCGAACCTGAATTTTCTAGAGTTGTATGTGTATCCTTTGGTGTACTACAAGAAAGTGGACAAGTGAGAATGACCTCTTTTTATGGAGACGATGAGGAAGAAATATTAACCAAGTGTGCTAAGGTCTTTAATAATGCACACGTAAAGGGTATGAAGCTTGCTGGTCATAATATTAAGGGATTTGATATTCCATGCTTGGGTAAAAGCATGATCTATAAGTTAAGCTCACCAGAATTACCTCCAAATTTGGTTATCTGGGATAAGAAACCTTGGGAAATACCTTACCTAGATACCTCCGAGGTTTTTTCTTTTGGTAGCTGGTCTCACCAAAAATATCTTTCTCTTGACCTATTAGCATGCTCGCTTGGTATCCAGTCTCCTAAGGATGATATGGATGGCTCTAAGGTAAGTGAACACTTTTGGGCAACTGGAGATTGCGAGAAAATTAAAGAGTATTGTGAGAGAGACGTACAAACGGTAATTGATGTTTTGCTAAAGGTGGCTAAATAAGATTACCCTTTATTTAAATCCTCCTGGGATTGTTTGGATATATAAGATTCAAATAATCCCTTTTTTGTGAGCGTAGTTAAAGGCTTTAGTGATTTTGTTCTAAACGAAGACAAGGTAGGTTCCTTTTATAACGATGAGCTTAATCCCAAGTTTTGGGATAAGTACAAAACTAAAGACGGAAAGGAAGAATGGGTCTTTGATAGAATAGTAAGGAAAAAACTTCTTAAGATTGCTGAAGACTTCTATGAAAAGTATGAGGATCTTCTGGGAGATCTCCCTATATCAGATATACAGCTCACTGGATCCTTAGCTAATTTTAACTACACCGATAAATCGGACCTTGATGTACACGTCTTGGTAGATTTTAATAAGATAAAATCCAAAAGGGATATTGTTAAAGCTGCAGTGGATGGAGTAAGGTTCGTTTGGAACCTCAGACATGATGTTATCATTAGAGGTCATGACGTAGAACTTTATCTTCAGGATGTTCACGAACCACATACAGCTTCTGGTTTATATTCTCTTATGGATGATAAGTGGATACGTAAACCAAAGTTTGATCCACCAGAAGTTGACGAGCATGATGTTAGGAAGAAGTTCGATGGATTTGCTTCTGAAATCAACCAAATGGAATCTAAACTTGTTACATCCTCTGCTTTGCCTGACAATGCAAAAGAGATGTACAAGCGTCTCTTGAGGATCAAGGAGAAGATTCAAAAGATGAGAAAAGATGATCTTGCCAAGGATGGTGAGTTCTCTGTGGGTAACCTAGCCTTTAAAATGCTCAGGAATGAGGGATATATAGGTAAAATAATAGATCTTATTTCTAAAGCTTACTCTAGGATCTATTCAGAATAATAAAAAGAAAGACAATGTTATTAGTATTCAGAAAAGGATTGGAATATGATGGTAGCATGAACGGCGAACCGTCGGACAAAGAAGCCAATATATTTCCACTAATGTCTTTGCCTCTAGATATGGAGGGAGAAGAAACAGATTTAAATGATTTCCAGTGGTGGGCATATTCCGATAAATGGAAAGAGTGGCTAGAAGATAATCCTAGAGAATGGCAAGCAGAATCTAAAGCCTCTGACTTCGATAAAGCTGAAGCTATGCTGGAGAGCATGGTTACTTCTAAAGGGGGTATTACTGAATATGTCTCAAGTCAGATTAAGAATATCTGGAATAATGGTAAGGTATCTTCATTTAGTGATTATGTGAAGCTTTTGGAAGCAGAGGGTGAATCAGGATCCTCTGAGTCATTCAAAAAGTTTGTAAAGCTCGGGTTTGCTCTTGAAAAACTTGCTAAAGATGGCAAGCTGAAAGACAAACTAAAAATGGAAGATCTTGAGGAAGACAAGGAATATTCAATTGTTATAGATCCTATGACAGAAGCAGGAGAGCCTATCCAAGAAGCAAGACAAGCTATTAGAATTAAAAAACTGGACGAGTCCGCAGGTTTTATCCTTGCAGATTTCGATTACAGCATTCCTGTTGGAGAAGTTAAAGATACTGAAAGTTATCTCGATAAGGTTTCTGAGTTTGCGAAGGATGTTGCTATAGCAGGAGCAGGATTTGCAGGTCTTTATGCTGTTGCTTACATTGGCGGGGGTCTATTATCATCTTGGGTCCTAATGAAGTCAGCACGTGGCGTTTATAGAACCTTTTCAAGAGGTAGAAGAATATATGGCGCGGTCCAAGCAGCTAGAGGCTCGTCTGCTATTAGAGGTGGATTTTCAGCTGTAAAAAACTTTGCAACTAGAGCCTTTGGTAGAAGAGCAGCTCAAGGAGCTTTAACTAATGCCGCAAGAATAACTTTGCCCTCTGGTGCTTTTGTTGAGGGTGGACTTGCTTATTCGACAAGGGCTACTGGTAATGTTCTTTTAAAGGGAGCAGCAGAACAATCGGTTAAAGCTGCAGCATCAAGAGCAGTTGCACAAGGCGGTGCTCGTGCAGCAACCGCTATAGGTGCAAGGGCAGCAGCCGGAGCAGGAGCAGGTGCCCTTGCTGCAGAAGCATCTAATCCTGTTGGCTGGATTATGTTAGCTGTTCAGGTTGTAGGTTCTGGAATAAACCAGCTTTGGAATTGGTACAGTGATAAACAGGCACCTAGATATGAAGAGGTTGAAGATTTTGCTTATGGTACATTTAAGCCTAAAAATATTCCTATTGGAAAGTCAATCACTGTTTGTTGGACAAGCGACGGAGGAGCAGGCTGGGGCGAATACATCTTGGATATAATAACCATGAGCAAGGATGACACAAGGACTACTATGGAGATAGTTAAGATTGGTGAATTTGACGGTAGATCTATTTTCATGGTTTTGCAGATTAATTCGGAAAGGTTCCAGAAAGCTTTGCAAGATAACGATCTAATGCTTATGTCATTTAGCAATAGTGATTCGTTTGAAAGGGATTGGTATGATAATGAAGATTTGGAGTTCCAAACAATCCTAATACCAGACATTACTGAGCTTACAATCGCTACTTCATTTGTTGGTTATTCAACCTGGGACGAAATGGAGGAGGCTTATAATAAAGCTCCAGACAATCCAATATATGTTCCAAAGGATGCTAAGAAAACTTACGAATTCCATTATGTGGATTCTGAGGGCAGGGATGTAAATGTAACTGGTACACTAGTTAGTGAAAGTGAACTTGAAGGAAGTGTATTGAAAGAGCTTATACCTGGTGAAGCTGATGTTGTTGAAGAATCTTTTGACGGCGCAAGAGAATTTGAGGATCTCTTAAACGAAAGTAAAGTGGTTTCATTCTCTGATTTTTCTATGAGAACCTCTAATTTAATAAAAGAGGAAGAAAACGAAGATCCTGCACAAGCAGAAGAAAAACCAGCAGAGCAGGCAGAAGAGAAACCAACAGGGCAGACAGAAGAAACCCCAGCTGAAGACGAAAACGAGGAACTAGAAGGATATGAGGCTGAACTTGATGAAGTGATCAATTCTGGGGCTGGCTTAAAGAAAACATCTTATTCTAGAATTCCGATTGTTTCTTATGAGGTAAATACAATCAATTTTGTAGATCCTAATATCAATGAATCTCCTGATGAATTTAAGGAATTTTCATACTTCTTAGTTGGCGACCAAAGTTTAAATCCTAAACCAAACCAACCTATTTTGGTAGAGTCTGCTTCTGAGGATCTAATTGGAGAACCAAGATTCGGTTTGAAAAAATACGTACCACCTACTGAGGAAGATAGAGAAGGTACTATTGTAGAACCAGATGAGGAAGAAATTGATATAGAGGATGTTGATAAGGAAAGAACTAAAATTTCTACCAATCGTGCTGATGTACAGATAAAGAGCGGTTCTAGATCTCTTTCGATTAAAGATAGAGATATCGAAGGCGGTATAAGCATCCTCGACGAGTTTGGAAACGATGCTCTCAAGAGGGATCTTAATATTGAAGATTGGAAAGAAGTTTCTAGTGTCAAGGTAAGGGAAGATAGTGATGGCGAACCGATCAAAGTAATACTTAAGAATAGGTTTGCAAAAATGGGTAATAGAAGAAGGGTTCTTAGAAAAGGAGAACAAGGATTCAACACTGCACTGAAATTTGCTAACTCAGTTGAGGATGGTATATCTTTCTCTGGATAAAAAAACGTCAATTTTTCTGAAAAAGGAAATCGATATATAAAGTTAAATAATAGTAAAGTCAAGAAATGAACGAGTCTTTATTGAATGAAAACCTCCTTTTTATTCTTGAAAAACAAGATAATAATCTTGATGTTTCAAAGGATGGTGCTGAAAACGGCTACGTACTGAAAGGTATAGCAGCTCAATTTGGCAAGGAGAACAATAACAATAGAATATACGAGGAAGGTGAATACTTACCTCACCTTGAGTATCTAAAGGATAAGATAGGACAAAAGAGATTGGTTGGTGAATTAGATCACCCCGAAAAATTCGATGTCTCTCTTAGAAACATTTCTCACGTTGTTGAGGATCTAGTTTATGATAAAGACGGAAGGGTATTAAACATTAAAGTTCGTTTGCTTGACACTCCAGCAGGACAAATCGCTAAAAAGCTTGTTGATGCTGGTATACCACTTTCTATTTCATCTAGAGCAGCTGGAAATGTTGGTCCGGATAAGAAAGTCCAGATCAAAAAAATCTTTACATATGATCTAGTAGCTGATCCTGGTTTTCAGGATGCTCAGCTTGAGAGGGTTTATGAAAGTGCTGGTTTTGATGCTTTTGAATTTGAAGAAAGATCAAAAAAGTCCGTAGTAAACAACTTAGAGTGTGTAAACGAATCGCTAGGGCTAGAAAATGAATCTAGGGTAAAGATATATAAAGTTGAAAATAGCGAAGAATTCGAAAAAATCCTTAATCAAGACAAAAATAAATCCAACATTATGGAGGCCAACAAAGAATATGTTACTGCTGACGAGCTTAACAAGTATTCTATCTTTTTGAAAAATAAGATGGATGAGCTGGAAACGCAGATTTCTGAAATGAAACAACAAGAAGCTCAGGTATCTGAGAGTGAAACTGACAGTGTAGACTGTAAAGCTCTAGAGGAAAGAGTTGCTAAACTTGAAAAGTATTCAGAATATCTTGCTGAAAACCTAGAGAGTGCTATTAAGTACGGTGAGTACCTAGCAGAAAATCTAGATAGCAGCATTACTTATTCGAAGTATTTAGCTGAAAACCTAGATAAGACTATTTCTTATTCTAAGTATTTGGCTGAAAATGTTGATAAGGGTATTTCATATTCAGAGTACGTGGCTGAAAATGTTGATAAGGCAATCGATTATTCTAAGTATCTTGCTGAAAAGCTAGATGATGGAATTCAATACACAGAGTATGTTGCTGAGAATCTTGATAAGAACATCGCTTATTCAGAGTATCTAGCAGAGAATGTTGATAAGAACATTGCTTACTCTGAGTATTTGGCTGAGAATCTTGATAAAGGAATTTCTTATTCTGAATATCTTGCAGAAAACCTTGATAAAGGTATTGCTTATTCTGAGTACATCGCAGAAAAGCTTGATCAAGGTATCAACTACACAGAGTACCTAGCAGAAAACCTAAACAAAGGAATTGCTTACTCTGACTATTTGGCTGAAAAGCTAAATGGTAATATAGCTCAAACTGAAGCTATTCACGAAAGTGCTAAAACTCAAGTTTCTCCTTCTCTAAATGAGAACGCAAGAGAAACTGCTGAAAGCGCTTCAAAAACTGAATTGGTCGAATCAGGATTTGCTGGAGATTACGAAAATCTCGGAAGCAAAATTGATTCTCTAATTGAATCGGTCAAGACACAAAAGACTGAGGAAAATATAAACGAGGCTAATACGAAAGTACAGCCAACTGCTCAAACACAAAAAGCAGATGAGGCAATCAACGAAGCCGAAGAAACTGTGGTAGAATCATCAGGTCACAAATTTATTGATGAAATGCCAGAAGATTACGCTCCGATTTGGGAGTCACTAAATGAAAGCCAAAAGCAATCAATCATTGCACAATCAGCTTTCTATAATTTAGAGACAAACTATCAGATCAAGAATTTCTGGTCAACTCGTCAGCTTGGTGCTAAGCCAGTAGGTTTACAGAAACTTCAAGAAAGCCAAGAAACACCAGAGCCTAAGACGGCTTCAAACCCTCAGGGGTACTCAAATGATTACCTTAATTGGGTCGCTAAGTCGCTCGAAGGTAAGTTTTAAAATCTAAAAAATATCTAAAAAAGATGAAACTAATCAACGAAGCAGAAATCTTCGAAACCTGGTCTCCTATCATCGAGCAGAAGGCTGGAATTCAAGATGCTGAGAAAAAAGGATGGTTGAGCAAGTACTGCCACTACCATTCATTAAACGAGTCTGCTGGAGCTTACCAGTCTCTAGCAACTGTAAACGGTATGGGTGCCGTACAACCACCCGCATACCCAGGTGGGTATAACTCAACTGGTTCTGCAGTAGGTACGCAAGCTAACGCAGCTTTCTACAACTCTGCTAACCAAGGTTCAGGAGATAAGTTTCCTTCACTTCTTCCTTTGGCAATTCAGGTTGCTGCGAAGACTGTTGGATTCGATATCGTTCCTGTAATTCCTATGTCAGGTCCTACTGGCGTACTTTCTTACCTAGATTACGTATACTCAGGTGGTAAAATCAGCCCAGCATCAGCTGGTACAACTGCAGCAGATGCTCTTGCAACTGCACCATCTATGATCAAGGTACAATTGACTAACCCAGCTGCTGGATATCCTGGAGATTTTGCAGTAGGTACTACTTACTACATTACTAATGCTTCTTCAGCTGGTGCATACATCACTACTGAGTTTGTTGGTCTATCTAGAATTGATGCATTCCCAATCTTTAGAGTTTTGGGATTAACTGCTGGTGAGACTATCTCTGACGTTCTTGATGGTGGTGCTACTAAAATTGGTACAGCAGTAGACGGTGCTCAAGCAGGTACTACAACTGCAAGAGCAGAATTGGTAAAAGCTCTTGAGGATCACATCCAAGGATTCTCTGGTGCTGGTTTCAACAACGACCAAGACTGGCAAGGTCCATTCGTAGATGGTACTAAGACTTACAACCCAATGCTAAGAGGTGTTGGTGAGAGCACTTACTACCAATCAATGGGTCTTTCAACGTTCACTAAGTTCGTTGAAGCTGATACTTTCCAAGTAGCTGCTTCAGTAACTACTGAGCAAATCCAAGACTTGAACAAGCAGTTTGGTATCGACGTTATCTCAATGATCGAAAATGCATTGGTTAACGAAGTATCACAAGCTATCAACAAGCACATCCTTTCTAGAGCATTTGCTCTTGGATGGTCTAACCACGACGAATTCTTAACTACAGAAGGACAAAACTTGAACCTAAACCTCGTTATCGGTGGTACTGCAGGTTCTTACACTATCCCTTCTTACGTAGGTAAGTCTGATACTGGTATTTCTATCGCTTCTGTTGCAGGTCCTGCTTCAGGTGGTTACGAGAACTTGTCAACTCTACAGAGAAGACTATTCTCTAGAATCTTAGCTTCTGCTAACGTAGTAGCTAACAGAGGAAGAAGAGGTCCTGCTAACTTCATCGTTACTAACGCTAACGTTGCAAGTGCATTGCAAGACATCTCTCAGTTCACTTTTGCTCCTTTCTCTAACACTCTTACTCAAAACAACGGAACACTTTACCCAGTAGGTTCTCTTGCAGGTATGACCGTTTATGTTGATCAGAACATGAAGTTCGGTGATAACAGAGTACTAGTTGGAAGAAAAGGTGGTGACGACGAACCAGGACTTAAGTTCATGCCTTACATGATGGCTGAGTCTATCCAAACAATCTCTGAAGGTACTATGTCACCTAAGATTGCGGTTAAGTCTCGTTACGCTCTAGTAGAAGCTGGTTTCCACCCAGAAACTATGTACTTCTGTTTCCACGTGAACGTTCCTACTGGAGGTCTATCCTAATCAGTAGTTAGTACACACTAATACTAAACCCCAGGTTTTTGCCTGGGGTTTTTTTATTGCTAGGGGATATATAGTATAAATGTGGTCGTTGCATAATGAGTAGAATTAAATCACATAAGCAATTTTTAATCGAGAGAGATCTTTCACAAGAGGTTGATCAGGTTGTTCTTGCTGAGATGCTCTTAGAATATTACAATATTAATGAGGGTAAGGCTTTGGATACCCTTAAAAATAGTGTATCTAAAGCTCTATTAGGGCCCTTTTCGAGATTGTCAGTTATTGATACTATTAGAAAGGGAAATCTAGATATCCAAAAAGAAATCATAACCAAGCAATACGACGTTGAAGATGAGGTTCTTGATCTAGAAGGTAAGATAGATGACCTTAGGAGCAAAGGTGCATCAAGGAATGATATTGCCAGAATTCGTACCCAAATCGAGAGGAAGAATAAGGAATTCCGTTCTTTTGTCAAAATGAAGAGGGAACAGATGAATAAAGGGATGAAACTCCTGGAAAAAACCATTGGTAAAAACCCTAGGAGAAAGGAATATTACGAGGCAGGTTTCATCGACGATAAGTATGACCTTGCTAAATTTGAATATGAGTTAGCTCAAAAGAAATCTAGCGACCAAGATAGCATTAAAAAGCTAAAATCCGATTTGGAAACAGCATCGAAGAAGGCAGAGTCTTTTGCTTCTAAAACTAAGGAATCCTCTAAGAGAGAAGCTTCTATTAAAGATGCAGATCTTGGGGATCTTTCGCAGATTAGAAAAAATGTTGGCAGCAAGGATCTTGGAGTGGTTGTCTCATTAAGGGAAAAATCAAGAGCAAAGATTAAGGATTTGAAGTCTAGCATGTCAAAAGTTCTTTCTGACATTAAGTCTTTTATGTCAAAGTCTCCCTCTTACGATGAGGTTCAGAAATCCGGAAAGATCTCTAATGGTATAAAAGATTTGGAGGAAAGTGCTAACGAGCTTGATTCACTGGAGAATTTAGTATCTGTTTATAGCAATGTAATTAGTAATAAGGGAAAGGATCTTTCCAATGAATCTTCTTTGACCTCCCTTTTTTCTAAAATTAATAATGCAATTAATGACGGAAACGATGCGGGGTCTGGAATAACCAAGGAGGTGATTGATCTTAAATCAGATATAACCCTTAAAAAGGTCGGTAATCTAATAAAAAAATTAGCCTAACATGTTGTTAAGTTTTAAACAGTGGGAGTCACAAAATATAAATGAAAAAGATGGTGGTCTGGATAAGATCATGAATTGGCTGAGTTCTAATTTTGGTGGCACTATTTCTAAGATTGATTCATTGCTTTCTGATATCAATGCTATCGAAACGCAGTATTCGAAAGAATGGAATGATATACAAACTGATATAGATGCTTTAGAGGTTAAAAAGGCACAAACCAAAAGTGATCCTGCCGAAGCTAAAAAATTGGAAAGGATGATTGATAGGAATCAAAAACTTCTTTCAGCTTTAGGCAAGAAAAGGAAAGCTGATATAGAAAAGATTGATAATAAAGTCGAGAAACTTACTAAGGGTAAACAAAGACTTATTTCTTATTGGAATCTTAAGAAATCTGAACTTGAAGCAGACTTAGCAGAGAAGCTATATAAGATGGCTAAAAGTTTAACCGACGATTCAATTGCTGATGAGTTATATGATAAGTATAAAAAGGCAGCTTTAGATGCTAAGAGTAAGGATGAGAAATTTAGGGAAAAATTTGGTAAGCTAGATCTTGCTAAGCCATCTACTCTAAAATCAGATGCTGAATCAAGAGTAATCTCGAGTGCTAATTTTTCAATGGATCCTATATTTTCTATGAATGCACCACAGTTTACCAAATTTGTGCAAGATCTAGAAAAAAGCCAAGTGGGTGCATTAATTAAAGCTATGCAATCTGAAAGGAATGAAAGATATGCCACTTTAGATACCGAAAGGGATAGACTGGAAGCTCAAGCTAAAAAGAAAGGATTGTCTGCTGATAGTGTCAAAAAGGATATGTCTGATTTAAGAGAAACCTTAATGAGGCAAATTAGAGATCTCAGAACTAAAATAACTATTGCTAGAAGATATGCTTAAGCACATTAAGAAACTTGAGGAATTCCCTTTGTTTGAGGGCGTAAATGAAGATCTGGTGAAAGCAAAAGCAGACGTTAATGCTAAGCAGGCGGAAATTGCTGAGGAAATTGCAAAGCAAAAGGAAACCACGGATTTGAAACAAAAAGCAGCTAGTATCAGGAACCAAGCAAGATTGGTTGGTCAAATGCCAGCTCTACTAAATGCTTTAGCTAATGCTATGGACGCAAAGGCTGACTCTGGCGATACAACAAATATTTATTAAAGATGTCAAACAATTATCTTAGAAATAACCCAGTAGCAAATCAATTATCCATAGATACTTTTAGACTCTATGAGAATAAGGATGTTGACGATGCTTTGAAAATATCAATCGACACTCTTTTAGCAGCGTGTAAGAAGATTATTTTCGATTTTGCTTCTGATGGGAACAGAACGTATGAGTCTTTTGCAAAGAAGATAGAAATGATTAGTGATACTTCTACTATCAAGGGATTGATTGCTAACATTAAAGATGTTTGTGAGGATACCGAATTGCGTGATTCTATTCTTGCAAAAAACAAAAAATCTTATTTGGATTCGATTGATCTAATTGGCGATGCAATCAAAAGAATGATTGAACTTGACCCATCACTCGAGTCAAAAGCTATCCAAAATTTTAAATCTGCTGGAAAAAGATTGGTTGAGAGTGTAAAGAGAACTGCTGATGAGTATCAGGAGAAACTGAATGAGTCTAATGAGATTGGAGTTCCTGGAAGAGTTCATAGATTGAAGAAAATGCTCATTAACCACATTGTCGATTCTAAAGGTAAGGATGCAAAGTCTGGATATGGTAGAGATTGGCACAGACTGTTTTCAACTTTAGCACAAAAGCTTTCTTCTATCAATAGTGGTAAAGCTACTTTCTCTGATAATGACAGAAAAACACTTACCGAACTTGAAAAGAAAACCGATAACCTTGCACAGGAATATGCTCAGTACTCTGTTAAAGCGGTAGAGTCTATTATGTCAAAACTTATGAAGGACGATGACTTGGAAGCCAAGTTTGCAGATTTCTTTGAGATGATGACTAACGCTTTGGACAAAGTTACTAAATCTAATACTGATGAAGGTCTAATCGAAGTAAAGGTTAGAGAAGATCTGGAGGACAAGGAAACCAAAATGAATGATAGAGTTTTCCCTCTAAAGATTGGTGACAAGGACAATGATACAAAACTTAAAGGCTCTGGACTAATCTCTGCTGTTCAAAAAGCACTCATTGATGCATTTGTCCCAATTAAAAACCTAATGGATCCAAGAGGTGGTGCTAACGGTAAGTATGAAACTGCAACTGAAGTAGCAGTGAAGTCAATCCAATCTACTTTAGGTAATAAAGATGTAAATGGAAAATTAGATAAGCCATTACTTGACATAATTCTTAAGCTGGATCAGGTATCAAAAGAAAATAAGGAGGCTATCAAGGAAGCGATCAGTCAACTTAGAGGTTCTTATTCTTCTGTGAGAGAGTCTAGTAATGCATTATCAGCTGCAGATTTCATGAGGCTGATGGAGGCTATGACTTATATTGATCCTAATGAGATAGAGGCTAGTATCAAGAATTACAGTCAGGAGCTGGCCGAAGATGATGATTCGATGTCCCAACCAACAACCTCTGATTATTCTTTAGCTGAAGCCCTTGCTAAACTTTTAAGAACAAAGGACTATAACAAAAATGCAGAAGCTGAAGATTTCTTGAAAGAGGATGGAACTCTAAAAGGATCATGTCCTCACGATTATGTTGATTGCTGGACCAAGGCAGTTTCTGGGGATAAGCCAGTTTCTTTCTTTGTTATGGTTGATGATAATGACAACTGTTCTCTTTTCCCAACCAAAAGAATATCAGGCAGTGTAAACAAACCTTGCAACTGGAAAAGGTATAAATCTATTGCAGGTGACGATATAGAGGATGTACACAAATTTGGAAATTGGTACACTTCATACTGGAAAAACTTTGGTGGTGTTGGTTCTGAGATTAAATCAAAAGTCTTGGACGAGGTAATGTCATCGAATTGTAAGCTTGCTAAGGAAGAGAATCTAAGCGATGTTGCTGCTATTTATGAGGAGTTAGAGGGAGCTTTTGTTCCAAACAAGGACGAAGTTGCCGGTGGCTATATTAGACCAAATTCTATGAGATCTTTGGTATCTAGCATTAAAGGTATGGTTGGTAATGATGGTATATCTAATCTCAGTCCTGGGGAGCTCAGAGCTTTGTACAACACAGTAATTGTGTGTTCACCTATGATAACTTATAATAGAGACAAAGATGAGTGGGTCCCAGCAGTAAAGATGCTATGTAACTCCTTGGACATAACTGAGGATGAGCTTATTTCTGATATAAGAAAGAACGGCTCACTTGGTAAGAGTGGAAAAATGTCTGTTGAAAAGGTAGCTTTGTTTGATACCAATTCTGGAGACAATGAAATATTAAAATCCACTATAATCGGAAGCACAGAAGATCCAGATAAGGTAAATGTTATGAAGGAGAGCCTGGGTAAGGTTAAGCCAATTATGAACAGTCTTTCTAAACACTGTAAAAGAATCGGTGTAGATAGAATGGATGATATTACTCCGGATATCTCTGACTCGATGATCGTTATAACAAGAGAGGGATAAGCTAGAAACTTATCCCCCATTTCTTCCTATAATTCATTGAAAATCTTTTTTAGTGAATAACCTTGGTAAGTTTTATTTTCTAACTTTCTGTAGTCTAGGTCCACCCCATGATTCTGGACAGGATTTAAGTAAAAATATTTCCAACATCAAGACACTCCTTGGTCACTACTTTGACGATATAATTTTTTACACCCCGTCAAAACTTAAAGAGTGTGATGGTAGTGATGACTTCTGCAATGTCCTTGATGGTGTTTTCCCGCTCAACCCTGGTATCAATTCCAATGGATGTGGGGATTTTAAATCTTTTATTATTGACAAGACCTTGTCCGAGATTGACGAGAATGATGTACTGTTTTACCACGACTGTAACTTCGAGAAGTATACACAATATTGGCAGACGGACTGGGAAAATATTAGGGAATCTATCGATTTTTTGCTGACCCAAAATAAATCTGATTTTTTCATTCCTTTTGAAAGTGAAGCTTTTGGTCAAATTCCACAAGTAAGATTACACGGAAAAAGATATACAACCGAAGCTATTTTAGAAGATCCTGTGGAATCTGATATAGTTTCTAGATGCTGGGAAATAGCTTCGAATCGGATGATTATAAAAAACACCCAAGCATCCAGGGATTTCTTTGCTGATTATAAAAATCTTTGTGGAAGGAAGGATCTGCTCATGAAATATCCAAACCCAGATCCATACCCTCAATTCACACACAGCTGCCCTGAACAGCATGTTCTAAATTGTCTAATCTACAAATATATTTTGGATGGAAAACTAGATCCTGAGTTTCCAAGATTTTCTTTCCCGAATAGAAAATTTATCTTAAATTCTGGTGTTGAAGTAAGAGTAAACTCTGAATTGTCGAAATATATGCAAACCAAGTCGATAAAAGAGTTTGAAAGAAGAAAAACAACTAATGGGATCAAAGATCAAGATATTCGAGGGACCAAGGAATTCGGGCAAGACCTTTTTAGCACGTAAGTATTCTGAGGTACATAACATTCCTATCTTTAAGTTCGATTTTGTTGGTTGGTTCAACAGACTTGCTTTGGATGACCAATCACACGAGACCCACAGCTTTGCTCTAGGCAAAGAGTTAATGCTATTGCAATTGTGTCGAGATGGGTTGCTACCTACTTTTATATTAGATCGTGGATTTCTAACAGTTCTTACTTGGGGAATACTCTCTGGCCGTATTACCGAAGATGAGGCAATGAATCAATTGAAAATGATTGCTGAAGAGGGATTGCTTAAAGATTGTGAAATCTATTTTGTAACTGGTGACAATCCAAATAAGGGGGACAGAAACAAGGATAATTGGGATTTTCGGGATGGGGATTCAAAGGAGCAAGAGATTATGGAAAATCTGAGAGACTATGTTATGAATCAACCATACAATGTTTATGTCCATCGGATATTCAACAGCTTTGATAATAAAACAGTAAACGACTTAAGTCATATCTAAATGTGTGGAATAGTAATCACAAAAACACCAGGTGAAGAAATACTGGATACCATAAAACATCGTGGTATTGAAAAAACCGTTGTTGAAAAAAACGGTCTTAGTATTTGTCACCACAGGCTTCCAATCCAGACAGTTGATGGTGATGATTGGAATCAACCAATAGAGATAGCAGACGGTATCTATTTGCTTTTTAACGGGGAGATTTTTAATTATGACCGCGAAAGATTCGATTCTGACGTAGAATATCTTACTAATATTTTCGGTAGGTATCGAGGAGGGAGCTTTGAAATGTTTTGCTCCTTGTTCATACCGGAAATCCAAACTTGGGATGGATTTTGGGCAATAACGATATATGATGCAAACACTAATGATGTTATTGCTTTTACCGACCCTCTAGGACGTAAATGTCTTTATTATAATTCTCTTGGTGATATTGCTTCGGAGATAAAACCCCTTGTGTATGAAAATTCTCAGATAGACGAGACCTTTATCAGCACGGTAAGAAAATGGGGGTACAACACGGATGAAAGGACATCTTATAGTGATATCAAAAGGATACTACCAAATAACATATACAGTTTTAATTTAGATGCCCCTGAATTTAAGAATGTGTATAGCACCTATTATAGAGGCTTTGATTTCCCGATCCAAGAATTGGTTGGTAAAAGCTACGAAGAGCACATGGAGTGGCTTTGGTCTAAAATGTTCGAATCAGTAAGGAACAGATTGGTTTCTAAGGATTATCCTATATCTCTTCTTATTTCAGGTGGACTAGACTCCTCTATTATTGCATCCGTTTTAAATGAAATTGGAGCTGATGTTAGATGGTTTAGTATTGAAAATGGGGAAAAAGAGTTTGTAGACATTCTCTCTGAAAGACTTGGTAAGGAGGTTTCTTTTTTAGATTACAACATGGATGAATCTATGAATGAGGAGATTTATAAAAAATGGAACGAGTCACCAATAGACCTTGGATCTGTTATACCACAGTATCATTTGTTTGATGCTGTTAAGAGGTTTGGTGGTTACAGAATAGTTCTCTCTGGAGATGGAGCTGACGAGCTTTTCGGTGGGTATAAAAGAATCCACGAATATGATTCACAAAAGTCAGATGTATTTGACGAGTTAACTTACTACCATTTGCCAAGATTGGATAAGATGTCTATGGCTCACACCTTGGAACTTAGGAGTCCCTTCTTGAATCTAGATCTTGTAAGATTTGCTTTGCATTTACCTATAGAGTGGAGGACTGATAAGAAAATCCTTAAGGACACATTTTCACCACTGCTTCCTGATGAAATAGTAAACCGGAAAAAAGCACCTCTTAAAAACCCTAAGATTAAGGAGGATAAAATTGCTTACCGGTATAAAGCAGTAGATCTTTTTCTGAGGAATAGATAAATTCGTCTAAGGAGCGATATATAAAGAAAAAAGCTCCAAATGGCAAATAATATTAAGTCCTTTGAGGATTTTAAATCTGAGTCTGTTAATGAGAATTGGTTCAGTGATAGTCTAAGTGGTTTACTTGGCTATGCTGGAAATGCTTTCTCTGACGTTTTAAAGGGAAAAGCCTCTGCATATCTTTTAAGCTTCTTTGGAATTGGTGAACAATCAATCTTCAGTAAGCTTGTACAAAACTTTGTTGAACAAATCCCAGTTGCTGATTTAACTAAAATTATTTTTGCAGGAAAGGCTAATTCCGCTTACCTTGCCCCTAAGATGGCTGATGCATCAATTGAATTCTTGACTGAAAAAGGTTTGGATGGTATCGCTCAGGATCTTGGTATTGAGCAAGATGGGTGGATTTATAGAACAATCTCTGAAATGCTTACTAACCAAGTTAGAAGGGAGAACTTTAGAAATTCTTTGGAAGAATTTTATTTACAGGCTTTTAACGGGTTTGAAGGTGCTTCGGACAAGGAAGATTTTATGAGATCCCTTTCATCAACAGAGGAAAGAACACTAAGGAGTGGAATCGATAGAGTGGTAGGTGCTAAAGGTGAAGATGTAGATGTAGATAGGTCTTCTGGAGACTTTGTATCCGATTTTCTTTCTAGCTTATCTGGAAATGGGCAATCACTGCAATCTTTAGGATTAAGCTCTGGTGGAACTATACAATAAAAATTTTTAGATCATGAATATAAATGACGTTTCGAAGAGGGAAGTTTTAGACTTCGATCAATTTAAGAAAAAAGTACACGATGAGACATTTAAGCCTTTTGCTGCTGAAAATCAAGAGGGCGGTGAAGGTAAAACTGGCTTGCATAAGATAAAAAGAGAACCTGCTTATGATTGGGTTGGCTATGCAGATGCAGTATTTAGCCCAGAGAAAGCTGGTATTGAGGTACCTGGTTACAATGCTGATGGAGATAGAGAGTACAACATTGCTAATGCAGGTCCATCTATTGTGAATGCACCAAATTCTGCTCAAACTCTTTCTAGTGCACTTGGTGAATCTGAGATCAATGAATCTTTTTCCATAAAGAGACTAGAGGATTTTTAGTAATATCTTTTAAAGAGTCTATAAAGACAAGTTTCTTTTGAAACTTGTCTTTTTTTGTGTGATATAAAAAACAAAGATTCGGAGCACATAATGAATATTAAATTAGTACATATACTTACAGAGCCTGAAACCAGAAGAGAACAAGCTTCTATAAACTCGTTATCTCCTCTTGGTGAAATGGGCTTAACTTATCAACAACAGGTTAATGAGAGATATAAGGGGGAAGAGTGGAAGGAAGTTCCTGCTCTTTCCCAATCCCCTGCTACCAATCACGGACCTGGCCATTACGGGGCATTCCAATCTTTTAAAAAGGCAATGCTAGACAATTTTACTGGGGATCTTGATGCTTTGGTACTTTGTGAGTGTGATTGTGTATTGGAGACCTCACATGAAAACTTCATGAAAACTCTAAGAGGTGGTATTGAATTTTGCAATGAGAATGATCTTAAATACCTTTCATTAGGTTCTAGGTTTGTAAAGGGGGTTTTACAGTCCCCCGAGACTGATTCTGACCCTAATTTCCCAGATTTCTATGTTACTAATAAGGTAATTTTGGCTCACTGTGTTGTGCTACCAGCAATATCTAGAGATATCATATTAGATTCTTTGGATAAGTTTAGCTGGGATAGCCCAGATATCTGGTTTAATGAGGCACTTTGGCGCAGTGGACACAACAGGTTTGGGATAGTAAAAGAAAGACTTGCCAGACAACACGAAGGTGTTTCGTTGATAGACAATGTTTGGAAGGAGTCTCAGTAATTACTTCTTTTCCCTCTGCTCATTGTTTATTTCCCTAACAAACAGTTCTTTAGCAATTTTAAGAATAACCGAATCCTCGTTAAAATCTTCGTATATCTCCATGATATCAATCTCAGGGTCTACGTTTGGTTTTAAGTCTATGGTTTCTATCGCCTCGTGTGCAATAAATTCATAAGAAAGAGAAAAATGTGGATTTCTTAACGGAATCTTCTTAAGCATAGTGGCATCAGATCCCTTATTTGTTTTTCCACATTGCCACCAATAGCAAACTACATTATCTGAGGACATGTTTCTAAAAATAAGAATACCACACTCTCTGTTCTCCTTTCTACCAAACCTTTCTAGATTAAAAGCTCTAATTCTACCTTCTAGATTTTTCCACAAGTCCATTCCAAGATCTGCGTATTTGTAAAGAATACTTAGGGAGTTGTCAATTATGGACAAGATCTCATCTATCTCCGGTTGGTTAAAATCACTCTGTTTGAAGTATGTGATAATGTCGCTGATCTGCTTAGGTAATTCTCCAGGTGGATCTTGAAATTCATTTTCGATCCAAACTTTAAGAGAGGTTAGCTCCTTTATCATGGAGAAGATTCTCTTAATAGGATAGTAGATATCCTCATCCTCGATGTCTTTGTTAACAGTGGATAAAAAATCCAATAAGATGTACTGTTTGTATTCTTGATCGATTGGATACTCGATGAACCATGTGGGTTTGATGTCTTTCATGGTAAGAAGAATTATGTTTAATACTCTATATATTATCCCCCCGCCGATCTTCTTGACTTTTAAAGAACTGGTTTTGGATTGCGATATATAATACATAAAAAAAGTGGTTTCCGAATGCCAAGAATAGACGACTATATTTCTTTTAGCTCAAATAAGAAAAACAGGGTTTCAAATGAATTTTCTTTTTCAGCTGAGCTTGGAATGCTGGATGTAGAGATAGTGAACAGACCTCCTGAGATTTCTGATGTTGATTCTTTGGAGTGCGAAATAGATTACAAGGCTGGTATAGAAAGAAAAAAAGAGGGGATCCAGGATTTGGCATTCTCTGTTGATAGCATTGAATTAGAGATTAAAGTTGATGACTATCCGAACGGCCAAAAGGAATTCGAATTTGATATAGTTCCTGATGCAACGATTCCGCTTACCTCCGTTATAATCCAGAAGGGAACTAGATTGGTTCCGACAGATCCAACTTTTGTAAGAGTTGATATGAGAAAATCTATGAACCCAAAGGACTTTAAGGTACAAATCCTTTTTGGAACCAATGAGTAAGGCACTTACTTTTCAGCTATTTGGAAAAATTAACGAATCGAAATCTATCTCGAAGGGGGATATTGGTGTAATCGGGCCAAACCTGCAGGGTGAGATTAAGATCAGGGTTGAAAATCCAGGCCTGGTTTTGAAGAGAGTCGAGGAGGGTGATGATTATGTTTTCAGGGTTGGTGAAAAATCTTGCTCTATTCCTAAAAAGTATGTTAGTCTATCTACCCAACCAGGATACGATGTGATTACATTTGATACTAACATGAATTGGTTTAAGCAAGGTGAAAATAAAGATGTCTTTGACGATGTTATCGACGAATACGTTTCATTGCAATTCTCAAAAATGGGCAAATCCTTCAATCCCATGGAGGAAGATGCAAACATGATCTTGGATATTTTGGGTATAGATTCGGACATCAAATCCTGCAATCAGTCTTCACCTCTTTCTTTGGAGGCTGAAATTTCCAACGGGATGGAGATGGAAATGGTAAAGGAAACAGATAAGGACATTTTCAAAAAGGTCTTTATCTATAAGAATTCTGATGACATACACCCTTTATTATCAATTAGGAGAAAGGGCAATCGATATAATTGTGAATATAAAACTCCAAAAGGTAAGTTTGAATGCAAGCATGACTCTGTTGCTGAAATGCTCGAAAATCCCATTGACAATTATCTTTTGTGTGTTTCCACAGGTAGAGATTTGGAAAGTCCTCAGAGGGATTTGGTAGATCATCTAATGAAGTTATTTAAGTACCATTCTTGGTCAAACCCGGACCAAAAAAGTCCAAAGCATATTCAGGAGAGGAAAGAGATTAAGAGAATAATGGAAATCCTTAAAAATTCTATTCCTGAAGCTCATATCGAGGAAATGTATTCTGATGCTAGGACAAAATACTTTCCTAAGCAGTAAAAGTTGGAACACTTTACCTGGTTCACCATATAATTCTTGAATCTAGTAATGCTGTCCGGTGAATTGTTATCTTACATATCTTTTAGAGTTAAAGCTAAACTCCTAATATTTGAAAAAGATGAGATGGCTGAGTCGACTATTCAAGAAAAAGAAAATGGATTTAAAGGAAAAAACTTTACCAGAATTAAAGGAAGAATTATCCCAGGTTGATTTCCAGTGGATTAAAGGGGATAAAATGGGAAATGTCGAAAAGTTTGAAGGCATTTTTCAGGACGAATCAACGGGAATGACCTTTGTAACTTTTATTGGCGGGGCAAGAATCAACATAGAATTGCTTGAGGAATATTTAGAAGCATTCCCTGCTTCAAAAGTTGATTATAACAATAATGCAGGTAATATTGACCTGACCCAACCAGATTCTCAGCCCCAACAGACACAACCACAAAAGAGTTCCCAGAAACCTGTTAGAAACACGGTTTCTTCTATTGAGCTTGAGGAATCTCCGATATATAAGTTACTGAAGCAGCAGAATGAGAATTGGGTAAATGTGAACATCTCCCTAAAATTAAACCTGCCTTCAAAGAATTTGTATAATGTTTTGATTACTTCTTTTGATGGTGCCAACGAGGAGATCATAAACTACGTAACGGAGGGTGTTGATATCGAAGACATCCGTTCTGCTTTAGCAGAATCGATTACAACATATTATGGAGCTACTCAAAAACCAACGAGTCAAAGAATTAAGAAAAAGCAGGAAACGAAATCAGTAGACGATGACGAATAAAGTATTATATGAAACTAAGGGATTAAATCTCGTTGAAAGAGATGGCAGGGTTGGAGTTGTGCCAACTTTCATGAATGTGGTTGTTATGCCCTTTGTTTCCGATGAGCAAGGACTACCCCTTGCTATAGGCGTTTTAAAAGAACCAAATCCATTTAGAGAAGGTGGCTTAACAGTTTCCCTAATAACCGGAACTAGTGATGATGAGGATCCGGATCTTCTAACTACAGCAAAGAGGGAGCTTTTGGAGGAGAGTGGTTTTGATGCACCTGAAAATGATAGATGGTATTATTTGGGATCTGTTACATCATCTAAATTTGTAGACCACGAGCAACCTTGCTTTGCTGTTGACGTCACTGGATTACAAAAGGGTGAAGCAATTACTGACGGTAGCAAGGAAGAGCAAGAAATGGAATTTAAATTCATACCAGCGAACGATGTTGTGAAGGCCAAGGATATTTTTATACCTGGTCTTTTCTTGAAGTTGTTTAAATATGTCCTGGGAATTGATATCCAAGGTACCTCTACTGCCTCTGATGACGAGGCTTTTAAATTTTCTGCAGAATGAGCCAATCGAGAAGACAAAGAAGACAAATGGCCAAACAATTTGGTCTATTAGGAAAAAAGGAATCCTTTTCTGATATGAGGGAAAGGATCAGGAGGTCACAACAGATGGGTAAACAAATCCATCTTAAAAATATGGAGGAGATTAGAAATAATCAAATCGAAGCGGATCAAAATCGCGAGAGGGAGATCAAAAATTCTTTAGCCAAAGAGATTTCTAGTAATATTCCACAGGAGGAGCCCGAAATTGAATTAAATGCTGGGTCCTTCGACTTTTTAAATGATGTAAAGAGTGGTCCTCAAGCTTCAGATGAAAATGTGAACGAGGATAATGCCTAAAGAAATACCAAATACAACATTTTTGCTTACCTCAAGGTCTTTGAAAGAGGCCAAAAGAAAGTATTGTTCTGATAAAACTTACTATATTGTTGATATAGGAAAGATAATTAGAGAGCTTGGCTATGATACAGAAGAACTGACGCCAGAGTCAGAGTTTGTTATCAATTACGCCGTTCAGAAGAAAATAACCCAAGGAATATATAGTACAAGATGTAATGACATCTTGGTGGTGTACAAAAACATCTCCCAAAGATTCGCAGAAAATTTAGAATATTTTCTAGACGAAGAAATGGAAGAGGATTTTGAGTTCACCATCACGGTAGAATAAAAATCTTGACTATATAAATGGCAGGAAATAATAGTAATTCCCAAACTGGGTCTGTATCAGTAACAGAAGGTCTAACTAACAGACTTTCCAGGTTTAATTTTGGTGCTTCTAATGCTGCCAATAATCCAGTTTACGGTTCAAGAGAAACACAAAAAGATGCTGCTTCTGCTCAATTAACTGGAAGACTTTCTAATCTTGGTTCTGTAAATCCTAATAAAGGTCCTACTGCAAGGACTCTTTTTTATAATGGTGGATTTTACAGCACGGATGATGCTAAATACGGTCAATTTCTACTTTACTCGTTTGGTAATAACCAAAACAACTTTATACAAGAGTATTATAAGTCGGAAAACAGGGAGTTTAATTCAAATATCTCTTCAGTTTTAAGTGTAACTGGTAGAGGTGCTAGTAAAAATCCATCTGCAGGTCAATTAGTCAATCTAACCCAAACTACTCTTAGTTCCTTAAATTCGGATTCCGCTACAAGCGATAGCCCTACAAGTTTAGGAACACGTGGTAATAAATCTCTAATTATCGGAGGAGCTTCAGCTCCTTATTATTGGAAGGATTTCCTGTATTGTAAATATTATGGAACCATTCCAAATAATTACATGATAACGCTTAGAAGGTTTCCTGCACCTATGAGGGATAATCTTTCTATTCCAGATCAGCTCTTAGCAAGTGATCTTTATAAAAATCAAGGTGCAGGTAGACCGGTTGCACAAGCAGTTACTTGGTGGGGTGGAGATACAGACAATACTCTAGATGATGTTATCGGATTTGCTGCTGGCCTTACATGGGATGAAAAAAACCAAAAGGACGTCCTCTATCAAAAAGGATTTGACCAAGGATTTTTCAAGAGCGTTCTCGGTAGAGCTTTTGCTGGAGCAGCTGCTGGTGCTGGTGCTGGAGAACTCTATTCCAAAATGGGCGATGTTGCAAACCTTGCAGTAGCAGCTACAACTGGTGGAAGGGACGAAGTGACAATACCAAAGATTAACTTTGCTCTTAGGGATAAAATGCTAACAGACGGTGGACCATTGTCGGATTTCATCTTTGTTTCTGTTGATACCGTTGATAAGACCTGGGTTAGAGGAAGGGGCCTTAAATTTAATAGTGAGGATGTAATCCAATTAAAGTTCCATTATGAACTTACCTCAGTTGGTGAGGTAAACACCAAAGCTGCAATGCTTGATATTCTCGGCAATATGCTTGCCTTAGGTACAAATTATGGTAATTTTTTAACCCCAGATATCAGGTACGATAACACTTTCCCAGCTATTGGGTTTCCTGGGGGTGAGGACGGATTAAAGGCTTTCTATTCAGATCCAATTGGGTGGACAAAAACTGCTATCAAATACTTAGCAAACCCGGATGCCGAAACTATGAATGACCCTCAAGCACAGGCTTTTAAAGAATCAACTGCATCCATTGAAAAAGCAATAAGTGAACTTCAGAGCGTGGTTAAACAATTGGCAGAAACTGATCTTGCAGGCTTAAGTGATCTTATAGAGAGCGACGCAGCAGTAGGTAATATACTTGCGTTTGCCCTTGCGGATGACTTCATAGAAAATATACAGCTCCCAGTGGCTTTGCAAACTGGAGCTCCTACTGGGGAATGGCATTTGGTTGTTGGTAACCCGATGAATCCTATAGCAATGATAGGAAACCTGATTTGTGATGGTGTTGATATACAATTCAGTGAGGTTTTGGGACCCGATGATTTTCCAACTGAGCTTTTTGCTACCTTTACACTAAGACACGGTAGGGATAGAGAAAGAGGTGAGATTGAAAGTATGTTTAACAGAGGTGATGGTAGACTTTACCAAAGCACTATCCCAACTTATGCAAACAATCAATCTGTATTCAGTCAAGGACTAAGCGATGGATCTACAGTTTCTACCTTCCAGCAAGGTACACCTACTACAGTGTCGCCACAAGACATATCAGCAGAAACGGGAGCAGTACCGAAATAAAAGAGTTTTAATAAATGCTACAAATTGATACATTAAGTAAAAACAAGGGTCTCTTTAACCCCAATGCTGAACAGCTTGAAAGAAATTATGGAATTTGGGATTTAACAAGATCTAGTATTACATATTCCGGTGTGGATGTCAGGTTTAAAAGCTATGTGGTTATAAAAAGCGACGATCAAATGAGGCCTGACCTATTGGCATTTAGGTCCTTCGGTGATATGAATTATACTGGTAGCTTACTTAAACTAAATTCTATTTCAAATCCTTTTGCTGTTCAAGAGGGTGAGGTATTTGCTATACCAACACCAAAGTCTGTTGACTCTATGTTTTCGAACAAGAAAGCTCTTAAAGATGAGACTAATAATAATCCGAATGCTAAATTTAGGGATTCACAGGAGCAAAGGAAATTTAAGGTAAGCGATTCTAGGAAAGAGTTTTTGGCTAAGAGAAAGAATCCAACACCTCAAGTTCTTCCACCTAATGTTTTACAAAATGGTGAAAGACAGACGGTTAGAACGAATTCTGTTATTGGATTAGCTCCTGATGTAAGTAACGCAACACCAAATCCTAATGCTAATATTTAAATCAGATGCCTTCGGATCAGATAGTCATAAACAACTTTGCTAAAACTAGTATACTTCTAGACGAACTTGTTGTGCCTAATAGGTCCGGGCAAGAAATTCCTGATCAGCCTTTGGCTAGCGATACTGATGATAAATCGTGGGGAGCTTATCGTCCAGTAGTTTTTATCAATGGATACTATGTAGATAGGTATGTAGATTTCTTCGAGTTTAGTCAAGTTGATTTTTTGCCCACTGTGAGACTTAGTTTCACTATGGATGATCCGATGTTTATTAGCGTAAACTATCCTAAGGATGGAGATATTATTTCTATGTACATTAGGTCTAGGGAGGAAGTCTACAAGCCAATTAGAATGGATTTTAATATTCTTAGTGTTAGATCTTCTCAATCCCAAGATCCCGAGGGAAAAAAGATAAGATTTACCATATTGGGTGAAACAAGAATTCCTGGACTTTACTCAGAGGTTTCTAGGGCTCTAAGGGATATGACTTCGTACGACGCTCTATTTGAGGTCTCACAGGCTTTAAATCTAGGATTTTCATCCAATGACGATGGCTTAACCGATTCGATGACGTGGATATGTCCAAATTTTTCACTTTATCAGTTTATACATGAGATATGCGAGAGATCGTATAAAAATGATGAGAGCTTTTATAAGGTTTGGATCGATCCTTATTACAATTTAACATTCGTGAACCTAAACAACCAGCTTACTGCTGATGATTATGTTCAGCAGGTCAAGGTTATTCGCGGGGATATAAATACTGCAAATGACACATTTCTTCCAGGTACTGAGTTGGATATGCAAGAAATGCCTTTGGCCTTTACAAACCAAAAAGGCTCTGGCGATCTTCCTTTCTATATAAGGAACTTTACTCTTCTATCCAAGTCTGGAAATACCAATAACAAGTATGGTTATATCCAAGAGGTACAATTCTATGACGAAGCTATAGTACCAGAAAATGGTAACTTCTCAGAAAAGTATGTAAAGTACACTATAGAGGCTACAACAACTGAAAACATTGGAGTTAACCAAGTTCTCCAGAAAGGCAGACCCAAGGAGGACCTTTATAAGATGGAGGTTAGAAAATCTTGGTATGGATCATTAAACAATAGTCCAACTGGTGGAGGTGTACATGAGAATTTTATACAAGCTCTCATACAGAACGAATTTAATATCGGGGACCTTGAAAAATTTACTCTTAAGGTAGAGCTTAGTGGATATTATGCTGGAATTTACAGGGGTCAGGCAGTTCCAGTTTTGATTTATGCTAATGAACAGGGTAAGAGGAAGGAAAACACTGGTCTTTCGGACGATCAAAAACCAGAGAGTGAAGTTAATCCAGTTTTGGATAGGTTTTTGTCCGGTATTTATATTGTAACTGGGATGGAGGTAAAATACGATACCCTAGGGGGAATGTATCAGGTACT